CGCTGGACACGGGTGAGGTGCAACTGCTGGCCGTGCGTCTGGCGGCTGCTGGTGGCGCCGTGGGAGCACCTGCCGCCGCTGCAGTGCGCAAGACGGCCAAGGCGATCGAGGCCACCATGAAGAGCAACGCCCCGAAGCTCTCCGGCGAGCTGGCTGGCTCGATCTCGACCAGCTACTCCGGTGACGGCCGCTTCTCCTCGTTCAGTGCCGAGATCGGCCCGACCGCCCGCTACGGCGAGTACGTCGAGGACGGCACCTCGGTCATGTCTGGCCAGCCTTACGCTGGCCCAGCCTTCGACCAGCACGCATCAGACCTCGACGCCGCGCTCGCCAAGATCGCGGGAGCGGCGGCCGGGCTGTGACCATCGACCGCGCAGTCCTCACGGCCGCCGCGAAGGCCCGCCTCGACACCGTCACTGGCGCCACCAAGTCGGTCGGTGAGCCGCGCGGACCACTGCCCCTCATTCCCGGCTCCGACGGCCGCGTGAAGCCCTACGCCATCCTCTGGCCCGGCGCCGGCACTCCTGGCCCCGAGCTGGACCTGGGCGACACGGTCGTCGACCTCGACTGGCTCATCCAGATCACGTGCGCCGGCGGGTTCGTCGAGGACGTGCAGGCGCTCGTCACCCGCGTCGACGCCGCGTTCTACCGCTGGACCCCGGTGATCGAGGGCCTGTCCTGCGGGCCGTTCAGACCACCGGCCGGCTATGACCCAGGGCCGGTCCGTCTGGACATCAGCATCAGCCCGAACCGCCCGTTCCTGCCGCTGCAGTACCGGACCACGATCACCGCCGACTAGGAGACCCCGATGGCACGCAATCCCGAAGTGACGCCCGTCAACGAACCCGAGTTCGTCGAGGTCTACGTCAAGGCGACCGGCGAGAAGCAGACCGTCCCCGCTGAGTGGGTCGACCACCCGGTGCTGTGGAAGCCATTCCGCAAGACCCCCCTGGAACGGTCCAGGGAGAACACCAACGCGCCGGCCACCGGCGAGAAGCAGGAGAAGTAGCATGCCCCGCTCGCTGGCCGATGGCCGTACGAAGTTCACCATCCTTACGACGAAGCCCGCCAACCCGGCCGCCCCCACAGCGGCCGAGCTCAACGCCGGCATCGACCTGTCCTGCAACATCCTCGCCTCGGACTTCACCTTCGGGGCCGGCGACTCCGAGAAGGTCGCGGAGAAGGCGCTGTGCACGATCAACAACGCCAACGCACTCGGCGCCAGCAACTTCACCGCCGGCGTGACCGTGTTCCGAGCGGTGAACAAGACCACCGGAGCGATCGACCCGACCGAGGACGCGCCGTTCGCCGCGCTCAAGACCAAGGGCACGCAGGTGTGGGGGTACGCCCGCCGCACCGGCAAGCTCGCCACCGCCGCCTGGGCAACGGGTGACGAGGCGTTCCTCGGCGCGGACCTGCTCACTGACGAGCCGCAGCCCCCGGGTGACCTCGGCGGCTACATCAAGTACCGCGTGCCGATGGAGGTCCAGGACGCCTGGCCGTTCATCGCCGTCGCTGCCGGCGCCTGACCCCTCTGATCGGCGGGGCCCGGGTTGGTCGAGCCCGGGCCCCGCTGTCTCGACCACCTCGACCAATCCTCGACCAAGGAGCACGCGACCATGATTTTTCGCAGCCGCAAGAGGACTGACGCGCCAAGGTGGCGGGACGTCCCGAAGATGCTCGCTGATGTGCTGGCAGAAAGCCGCCGCACCAAGAGTCACGTCACGAACTTCAACGGCAAGGTCTCTGTCGAGGAGATCGAGGCTCTGCTGGAGAAGCTTCACGCGAAGCAGCAGGCCGCGGCGCGCCTGGGGAGGCAGCGATGACCAGCGACCAGACTCTCGCCGACAGCACCCCGGCGGACGCCGCCAGCCCGTTCGTCCGCGCGCCCGAGCCGGAGACCGTCCTCGATCTCGACGAGGTCATGTCCTCGGCGCGGCGGGTCGAGAAGGTCGCCCACATCTGCCTGCGTGGCGACCTTCAGGCCGAGTTCGACCAGAAGTCCGAGGAGCTCGGTGACCTCGTCGACTCCGACGGCCGGGTCCTCGCCGAGGGTGACCGGGCGCTGGCGGACGGCGCGAGGGCGCAGGAGCTCCAGGCCGACCTGACGGCGATCAAGGCCGAGATGAAGACCGCGATGCGGTCCGTCCGGTTCCGGGCGCTCCCCGACGACGAGTGGCGCGAGTTCCACGCCTCGCACCTCAACTCAGCCGGCAACGTGAAGGACCTCACCCGCTTCAACAACGAGATCATCGCGAAGACCGCGATCGCACCCACGATGACGATCGACGCCATCGTGAAGCTGCGCAAGACGCTCGGCCCCACCCAGATCACGACGCTCGCGAACGCCGCGTTCTGGGCGTGCACCACCGGCGGTGTGGACATCCCAAAATCGCTGACCTACTTGCCCTACCAGAAGCAAGACCTCTCCGAGACGAGCTGAAGCTGGCTCGGAGCCTGGGAGTCCCGCCGACACGACTCCGGGGCCGCCTCCGCTCCACGACGTACCTGTACGAAGACCTCGAGTATCCGGACAGAGTCACCGGCACCGTCGAGTCGCCGGAGTGGACCGAGGACGATCGAGGGCTGCTCCTGGGCCTCGAGCTGTGGGAGTCGCAGATCTGTCCCGGCAACTGTGGACACCCGATCGGCGAAGCGTGGCACACCGACAACGACGGCTGGTACGAGACCCAAGGCTTCAAGTGCTACGCGTGCACCGAGCTCGCCGGTGGGCAGGACGTCGTCTTCCATCAGGTCGACTCCACACGCGGCCCTGACGCGCCGCCACTGACGCCGTTCGAGATGGGCGTGACGACCTTCGCCCCCGACCCGCCCGCTACCGACTGATCACTCGGTGCAGGTCACGTCAGCGCCACTCGGCCGGGAGTTGCGCGTCGCACTGAGTGCACAACTGCGCTATGACCTCGCCCAGGACAGACTCGACAGGCTCGGTCGTCCCAGCGTGGTCGCACGGGCCTGGGATGTAGACGGGATCCTTGTCGCAGAGACTCCGCACCTCGATCCACTCGCGAGTCACGGGCGTCTACTCCGGGGCGATGATCGGCGCGGCACCGTTGAACATGGCGAGGATCTCCTCGGCGGGCAGATGGACCGTGAAGTGGATCTGACCGTAAGGCTCGCCTCCCACGACTTCCCAGTCGAGCGGGCTTTTGACCAGTGCAGGGTCGAGCCCGAGTCGTTCGCAGACGGCCAACCCGAACCTCCGGTCCTGCGCTTTCGGAACGGGACGCATCGGAGCGCTCATCGCACGTACCTCTCTAAGAACTTGCGGACGGCCTCGCTGACCGTCTCTCCACGCTCATCGGCGCGCTTACGAGCGGCTGACCATAGCGTGTCCGGCACGCGAATCACACGGTTCTGCTTCTTCTCGACCGCCATGCGTACAGCCTCCCACACGCATAGGCGTATGCATATGCGACCGACCGACTGAGAGGAGCCCGCCTGATGGGTCTCGCCCGCTCAGTCTCGGTTCGTCTCGACGCGAACGTCTCCGGCTACATCGCGAAGATGAACAGCGCGGGCGCCGCCACGTCGGCCGCCATGGGTCGGGCCGACAAGTCCGTCGTCGGCCACAGCAAGGGGCTCGCCCTGCTGGGCAAGAGCGCTGCTGTGGGCGGGCTCGCCGTCGCCACCGGCCTCGGGTACGCCGTGAAGACCGCCGCCGACTTCGACGCCTCGATGTCCAAGGTCGAGGCGGCCACCGGCCGTGGCGGCGCCGGACTCAAGGCACTCCGCGACGCCGCGATCCAGGCCGGCTCTGACACCGCCTTCTCCGCCTCCGAGGCGGCGGGCGGCATCGAGAACCTCGCGAAGGCCGGAGTCTCCTCGCAGAACATCCTCGGCGGTGGGCTCCGGGGCGCCCTCGACCTGGCCGCCGCCGGCGAGCTCGGAGTTGCTGACGCTGCCGAGATCGCCGCGACCGCGCTGACCCAGTTCAAGCTCAAGGGTGCCGACATCCCCCACGTCGCGGACCTGCTCGCGGCTGGCGCGGGCAAGGCGCAGGGCGAGGTGTCCGACCTGGCCGCGGCGCTGAGTCAGGCCGGCCTGGTGGCCGCCGGCTCGGGCCTGTCCATCGAGGAGACCACCGGCACGCTCGCGGCGTTCGCGTCCGCCGGCCTGACCGGGTCGGACGCCGGCACGTCCTTCAAGACGATGCTGCAGCGGCTGCAGGCGCCGATCGGCGCCGGCGCGAAGGAGATGGAGCGGCTCAACGTCTCCGCCTACGACACCCAAGGCAACTTCATCGGCATGGCAGGGGTCGCCGATCAGCTGCGCGACCGGTTGAAGGGCATGACCAGCGAGCAGCGCGACGCCTCTCTGGCCACCATCTTCGGCTCCGACGCCGTCCGGGCGGCCCGTGTGCTCTACGAGCAGGGTGGCCGCGGGATCCGGAAGTGGACCGCCGCGGTCGACGACCAGGGCTTCGCCGCGGACACCGCCAAGACGAAGCTGAACAACCTCAAGGGCGACGTCGAGCAGCTCGGCGGTTCCTTCGAGACGGCGATGATCAAGCTGGGGTCCGGCGCGCAGTCCCCGCTGCGCGGCGTCGTGCAGGACATCACGAGCGAGATCAACAAGCTGTCCAAGGACGGGACGCTGGACCGGTGGGGCGAGAACGCGGCGACCGCCATCAGCGGCGTCATCGACGTCGCCAAGGACCTCGGTCCGGTGGTCGGCTCGGCGTTGAGCACCGTCGGGTCAGGCGTGAAGACCGTTGTCGAAGGATTCAGCGCGCTGCCGGACGGTGTCCAGAAGGCCCTGGTCACCGGTGCTGTGGTTGCAGCCGGCGCGAAGAAGCTCGGCGCGACCTCGCTGATCGGCGCCGCCGCGAAGACCGTCGGTGGTGGTGGCCTCGGCGGCAAGGGCGGCGTGACACCGGTGTTCGTCACCAATATGGGCGCCGCCGGGCTCGGTGGTGCCGCTGGCGGGGCTCCAGGTGGCGGCAAGGCCGGGAAGGCGGCCGCAATAGGCAGGGGCGTGAGCAAGGGCCTCGGTGTTGCCGCCGTTCTTACTGTCGGCGGCGCGATCATGGGGCAGGCGGCCACCAAGAGCCTCGCGGCCTCCGTGGCCTCCGGCGTCGCTACAGGCGCGTCTGCTGGGTTCCTCGTGGCAGGACCAGCGGGTGCCGCTGCCGGCGCCGCTGTGGGGGGCCTGGTGGGCGCCGCCGTGCACCAGAACCCGAAGAATCCATCGACGGCCTACCAAGACGCCATCACGCCGAAGAACGCGAAGAACGTGCAGCTGCTGGCGCAGTCGTACTCGGTGCTCCAGAAGGAGCAGTCCCGGCTCACCAAGGGCGCATCGAGGGAGCGGCTCGCTCGGCTGCTCGACATCCCCGGTCCCGTCCGCGAGAACGCCGACAAGATGGCGGTGCTGCAGCGCAAGATCGGTGAGGCTACCGGGCTGACCACCAGGGAGGTCAAGGAGCAGGCCGCCAGCCTGGCCAGCGGCTCCGCTCCCATCACCAAGGCGGCCAGCAACTTCAACACCTTTGCAGCCAATGCGAAGTACGCCGGAGTGTCGACGCGCGAGCTGACCGTGGGGTTGAGCACCCTGCCCACCCAGGTGCAGACCAAGATCCTCACGCCGGGCGCCGTGGAGTCGAAGGCCGACGTGTCGGCGCTGGGCAAGCAGTACGGGCTGACACCCACTCAGGTCAAGACGATCATGCAGCTCGTCGGGGCCGAGAAGGCCGGCGAGAAGACCAAGAGAACCCGCGAGCAGCTGGCTGCGTTCAACAACACGAAGTACAAGCCGAAGATCGACGTTCAGGACAACGCGTCCTCGAAGGTCAAGAGCGCCCGTCAGGTCGCGATGTTCTTCGCGAAGGACTACCAGAGCACGCTGAAGGCGAACGACGCTGCCTCTCCGAAGGCGGAGGCTGCTCGCAAGCGGGCCCAGGCGTTCGCCAAGGCGTACCTCGCGGCCCTCAAGGCGAATGACGCCGCCTCCGGGAAGATCGCGAACGCTGTCCGTCTCGTCAACTCGTTCAACGGCCGGACGGCGACGTCGAACATCTACGTCATCACGCATCGGGTCGAGCGGATCTCTCGGCAGATCGTGGGCGCCGCAGCCAGTCTGTTCGGGGGGAGGCCGTCAGCGGACGGCTCCTTCTACGAGGGCGGCGTCCAGGCCTTCGCAGGGGGCGGAACGACCGAGGGTGGCGCCTATGTGCCGCGCACCCCGCAGATCCGCTCCGGCCGAGGCAGGGGCGTGCTGTGGGGCGAGGAGGAGACCGGCTGGGAGGCCTACATCTCCGGCAAGCCTGGACAGGCAGACCGCAACCGCGACATCTGGCGGATGGCAGGCGAGCGGCTCGGCGTCCGCTTTGAAGAGTTCGCCGACGGCGGCCTGACCGCCTACGCCAACGGCGGTGGCAGGCGCCGCAGCCGGCCGCCCGGCCTCGACATCAGCGGCGACGAGTCGAACCGCGAGATCCACCGCGACATCCGCGCCTACGCGAAGGCGCTGGACCGGTACGCCAAGAAGCACCCGAACTTCAACGACCTCACGGCCAAGCAGCTGCGCCGCCTGGAAGTGGGGATCAGGCGGGTGGTCGACCGCTACCAGAAGCAGGAGAAGGAGCTCGAGAAGGCTCGCGAGGGCTTCAAGGCGCTGCGCGAGGCGGCCAGGTCCTACAAGCAGGGCGTCCGGGAGGCCTACGTCGACGACCCCTTCCAGTCGACGCTGGGCGGATTCCGCAACCAGACCGACCGCGAGACGAAGAACCTCGAGGGGACGAAGGCAGACCTGCGGACGCTGTCGAAGAACGGGCTCGACGGCGAGCTGTACAAGCAGCTGGCCGCGTCGGGGAACAGCGCGCTGATCGACCAGTTCTCGAAGCTTTCCCGCGGAGAGATCGAGGCTGAGGAGCGGCGGTTCAAGCGCCGCAACGCCCTGGCCGGGCAGCTCGCGGCGCAGGCCACCACCAAGGTCTACGCCAAGGACCTCCGTGATGCGGCAAGCGAGGTCAGGGACCTCAAGTACGGCATGCGCGAGCTTCGGCAAGAGCTTGCGCTCCTGCGCAAGGGGCGGCACATCGGGCACCACATCGTGAACTTCAACGGCCGGGTCTCCGCGAGGGACACTGAGGGTCTGGCGAAGAAGCTGCACGACAAGCAGCGGGTCGCCGCCCGCCTGGCGCGGCAACGATGATCGTCGTCACCGCACAGGGGACAACGGTCGAGGTTCCCACCGACCCCGTCGCGCCGGGAGTGCCGGGTACGCCGAACGCCGGCCAGGCGCTGGTGCGGATGTCCTATCTGGTCACGCTGACCGACACCGACGGCACCGTCTGGGACCTGAACAACGGCCCGGTCACGCTGCTCGCCGGGGCAAAGCTGTTCGGGACCCCACCGGTGACGCAGCAGCGCAAGCAGTCCCCGACGATCGCCGGGACCCGCCGGACCGGTGTCCGCATCGAGGAGCGGCCTCTGCTGCTGCCCGTCTCGGTGAAGGGCTACGGCGACTGGGAGGCGTACCGCGCCACCGACGTCGCGTTCTTCAACGGCCTGGACCCCGACCGGCCGGTGGTGGTGACGGTGACGTCCCCTGACGCCATCGCCCGTTCGCTGCCGTGCTACTTCGAGTCCGACGGCGACGTGGAGGACGAGTACGACCCGCTGCTGTTCGCCCGGAAGAAGTACGTGCTGGGGCTGATCGCGCCGGATCCGTACTGGCGCGGCGACCCGGTCGTGAAGACACTGGTCGCGACCGACACTTCTCTGCCGCTGTTCCCCGGGCCGCCGTTCGACATCATCACGGGCGAGTCGCTCGCTGAGGCGTCGATCTCGAACCTCGGTGACGTACCGGCGTGGCCGCGGTACACGATCACGGGCCCGGTCACTGCGTTCACGGTCGGTGTCGGTGACGCGGTCGTGTCGTCGACGGCGCCGGTTGCGGCTGGGGACCAGGTGGTCATCGACAGCGCTCCTCGGGCCCGGACGGTGCTGAGCGGTGGGGGCGCGCGGCTGTACGAGCAGATGGATCGGGTGCAGTTCCGACCCGTTCCCCGGGGGACGGACGTGCCGATCACGGTCAGCGTCGAGGGGGCAGGGTCCTCGACGCAGGTCATGGTCGAGCTGACCCCCTTGTTCCGTCGGCCGTTCGGGGTGCCTGATCCCCCACCGATCGAGCCGCCGCCTGTAGACCCCCCACCGATCGAGCCGCCGCCTGTAGACCCCCCGCCGGTGACGCTGAACTTCTTCGGGATCGACACCGACGGCGCCGTCTACTTCGACTCTGCGGGCGTTCCCGCCGCCTCGGCCGCAGTGCTGCGGCTCGATACCGACGGAATGCCCTACCACGACGTCACCGGGACGGGGCCCGGTGCGCTGCTGACCGGCGGCGTCGACACCGACGGCGTTCCCTACTTCGTCGTCGCTGCTGAATCCAGCTCTGGCACCTTCACCGCCACCTTCACCGACACCTTCTAGGTGTCCATCCATCTCGTGTCAGGAGCCTGACCATGGTGCAGTCACCTGCTCGCCGACTGATCCCCGAGTCGACGCTGAACGCGCGCCTGACGATCGGCGGGATCGTCGACGTCACGACCGGCGGGGACGGGGTCGCGGACGACACGACCGCGGTCGCGGCAGCACTGGCCGGGATCTCGGCGTTCGGTGGCGGCACGGTCCGACTGAGTCGCCCGCACGTCGTCTCCGCCATCACGATCCCGGAGAGGGTGACCCTGCAGGGGAACGGCTCCGGCAAGCTCATCCACAAGTCGGGGTCGGCCGCGTCTGCGGTCACCCTGGCCGGTGGCGGCTCCACCATGCGTGACCTCGAGGTGGACGGCAACGCGGCCGGGCAGACCGTCGCAACGATGGTGCCAGTGGTCGCCAGGGGCGTCCGCACCCTGATCGAGAACTGCTACGTGCACGACGCCAAGTGGGACGGCATAGCGATCGGGTCCGGGTCCAACCACAGGATCTCCGGCTGCACGGTCATCGGCACCGGCCGATTCGGGATCACCATCTCCGCGACCGGGGTCACCCCCACGACCCACTGCCGGATCGTGGAGAACTACGTCGAGGCCAGCACTGCAGGCGCGCTCGGAATCATCGCTACCGCCCACTACGTCAGCTTCGTCGGGAACACGACGAAGAATCACGGCGGCGACGGGATCGCGGCGTACAACGCCGACAACCGGCGGATCACCTGCATTGGCAACGTCTTCCACAACCCCGGGAACCACGGCATCCACCTCGGCGGGCAGGGCCTCGTCATCGCCGACAACGTCGCGGAGAACGTCGGGCAGGGTCACGGGTTCTTCATCCAGAACGACGACCTGTCCACGGCCTACAACGCCGTCATCGAGGGCAACACCGTCGAGGGCGTCACGATCGGCGAGGGGATCCGTGTCGGCGCGACCCGCGGCGTCGCCATCACCGGGAACAGCGTTCTGAACGCTGAGCGCTTCAGCATCCACCTCACCGACTGCTCCGACTACACGGTCGGGGACAACACGCTGGTCGTGACCGCGGCACAGACGGCCGGCGCGGTCGGGATCAACCTCCTCGCGTCACCTCGCGGCACCGTCACCGGCAACACGATCCGAGGGATCAACGGCGACGCCATCTTGCTGAACGACAACGGCGGCGTGTTCTGTCAGTTCGTCACCATCACCGGCAACACGATCAGCACCTGCGCGGGCTGGGGTCTGCACAGCATCGAGCTGTCGAACCGGATCCTGCACGGGTCGAACATCTACTCCGCGTGCACGGCGGGCGCGAAGTCCTTGGTCGGCGCGAACAACGTCGCATCCGGGCTGGACCTCGCCGCCTGATGGTCGACGAGCCCCCGGTTGTCGCGGTCTGGCGTGACCTCGGATCCCAGTGGGCCAGGGTCGGGGAGATCGGCGAGTACAACGACCTCAAGTTCACGCCCACCTTCAACGACGTCGGCGACTGGACGACGACCCTCCCGTACGAGGATCAGGCGCTGCTCCTGACCAAGAACCGGCTCGTCACCATCGACTGGCGCGGGGTCCGCTCCACCTGGCAGGTCGTCGGCTTCAACCCGTCGTCGGATGAGGAGACCGGGGAGACGGTGCTCGCCGTCAGTGGTGGCGGGGCGCTCGCCCGACTCGGTTGGGTGCTGGCCTGGCCCAACCCCGCCCTGCCCATCGGCTCGCAGCCTGTGGTCGGCGAGGAAGACCCGGCGCCGTACGTCGGTCCTGCCGAGACCGTCATCCGGACCCTGGTGGCCGGGAACCTGCGCGACCGCTACGGGATGGCCATCACCTGCCCACCCAGCCAGGGCCGCGGCACCACGGTCACCGCCCGCCCGGTGTTCGACAACCTCCTCGAGCTGGTCACGAAGCTGGCGAAGGACGGCGGGATCGGCGTCGACGTCGGGCTCGTGGATGTAGCCGAGTCGGCGACCCGGGCGAACCTCACGCTGCGGTTCTGGACGCCGGTGAACCGCGCCAAGTCGGTCCTGTTGACCGCAGCAGCAGGAACGCTGGACAAGTGGGAGCAGGCCGACACCGCACCGACCGCGACGAAGGCCCTCGTCGGTGGCGCTGGGAACGGCGGCGCGGACAGGTTCTTCACCTGGCCGGTCACCACCCCGAAGTCGACGGCAACAGCCAGCGAGTGGGGCGGGCATCGAGAGGTGTTCGTCGACGGCCCCGCCACCTTCGACCCTGCTGAGCTGCAACAGGCCGGCAGGCAGGCCCTCACCGAGGGCGCCGAGACCCGCACCCTGGCACTGACCTCGGCCGAGTCCGAGGGCCAGCAGGCGTTCAGACACTTCGCCGTCGGTGACATCGCCACCGGGGAAGTCCTCACCGGCGCATCGGTGCAGGACGTCATCACCAGCATCGCGGTCACCGTCGACGAGAACGGCATCGACGTCGTCCCCACCTTCGGGAACCCGTCCGCGACGGACGCAACCCTCGATCTCGCCGAGCAAGTCGGCGCCCTTCGCCGGGCTCTCCGCTACCAGGAACGGAAGTAGCACATGGCCATCAACGTGTACGGGGTCGTCGGAACCATCGACGACGGCCACTGGGCGCAGCTGCTCCAGGACCTCGGCGACGGCGGGAACGGCATGTCGGTCGCTGCCGGGCTGCTGGTCTCACCAGCAACCGGAACGCGCCTGGTGTCGGTCACATCCGGCCGCTCGGTGCAGGCCGGGACCTGGGCGACGGTGGACGCGTCCACCGTCTCACTGGTGGCGAACACGACGTCCAACACCCGCTTCGACGTGGTGTGCCTGCAGGTCAACTGGGCGGCCGCGACCGCAGCGTTCAACGCGACCGCCGGCGACCTGGCGACCAAGGCGGCCGCTGCCCGCGGAGCAGCCGGGTCCCTGATCGCGGTCCAGGGCACCCCTGGGACATCCCCCGTGCTTCCCGCGCTGACACAGAACCCGGGGGTGCTGTGGCAGACCCCTCTGGCGATGGTGCGAGTGCCCGGTGGGGCCGGGCAGCTCGCGGCGTCCGACGTCACCCGCTGCCGTCCGCTGCCGCTGGAGAAGACCTGCTCAGGCACATCGACGCTGGTGACCGGTGAGAACCGGACCATCGCCTTCCCCTACTACCTGTTCGACTCGCCCCCGCGGGTGGCCCTGACGCCACGCACCGCCGCTGGTGCGAGCACGAACTCGAACCTGTCGACCGGGTTGATCACCAAGGACTCGTTCGTGGCCGAGCTGTTCCGCTCGAACACCGCCGAGGTCACCTTCGACTGGATCGCGTCCGGCGTCTGATGTCCACGCACTGCACTGAGGAGACTCCCTGATGGCACGCCTGCTCTACGGCCCCGTCCTGGTCGGCACCCCGACCCCGGCGACCGGTGACGGCAACGCGCTCGCGTTCGCCTCGACCAGCCTCCAGGCCTACAGGGCCCGGACTGGCGGGACGGCCGAGACGGACCTGCAGACCGTCGCCGGCAGCCCCATCACGGCAGTCGTCCCGGACTCCGCGACCGGTGCCGCGACGTTCTACGGTCCCGATGGCTACACCGGTTCGATGTGGCTGGCAGACCCGGCGACCGGCGTGCGCTGGCAGGTGCTCCCGATCGACATCGCCGAGCGGCTGGGGGGGACCGGACTCGACGCGGCCGGCGTCCGCACCATCCTCGACACCGCACTCGTCGCCGGCACTCGGATGTCGATCGCCAAGGTCGGCAACACCTACGTCTTCGCCACCACCGCCACCACCAACCAGACCGATGACTTCCTCCGCGACCTCGGGAACGCGACCGGCACCCTGTCCGCAGATGCCCTGGTCGATGGCACCACGAAGAAGGTCCTCACCGCCGCGGAGAGGACGAAGCTTGCGGGTCTGACCGCGCCTCTGACCGACGCGCAGTTCAACGCGAAGGTGAAGGCGTACCTCGACGCGAGCGGCTACTCCCCGACCATCGTCGTCGGCGCCGACGAGGCCGACCCGAATGTCGTTGACGGCGCCACCCTGCTGCGCCTGGCCGCATCGACGGCAGCGAAGTCCGCTGCCGAGCTGACCGAGGGCGTGTCCAGCGGTGTGGTCGCCGCAGCCGGCACCTATGCGCTGACTCCGCCTGCGACCGTCGCGGACACCACGGTCTACGCGCACGTCATCACCGGACAGACCGCGGCATCAGTGACCGGCGGCGCGGTCGCCGCGGCACCTTCGGGGCTCACCGGCGGGGGCCGCACCTGGACCCTGGTGCCGAACACGTCGGTCGTGTCGTCCAACAGCCAGATGCATTCCAGCGTATGGAAGGGTGTGGGCGCCAACCCGACGACAGCCAACGTCGTGATCACGGTCGCGGCCCAGCACGACCGGGTGGCAGCCAGACTCGTCGGGGTCACGAACAGCACAGGGGCCGTGGTGCAGTCGACCAACGGCGGCTCGACCACCTCGCAGACCCCCTCCGCCACCCTCTCGGGGGTCGCCGCAGGGAACCTGTCGCTGGCGTTCATGGCGCTCAACTCCGGAGGCGCCGCAGCATCGGTCACGACTGCCGGCTTCACCGAGCTGCTTCCGCAGCTCGTGAACAGCAACCCTGCCTTCAAGGGGCTGGCCGCGTACAACCCGACCGGGGTCGGCTCTGTCGCGTTCGGAACGCCGGGGAACGCCTCGGCCAAGATGGTCACGCTCCTCGAGGTGGCCTGACATGGCGTGGCGGCCGGTGCAGACGATCGCGCACGGTGAGGGCGGCGCGTGGGTCGACGCGGTCGAGGAGAAGCTCGGCGTCGGCAGCGCGTGGGTCGACGTGGCGAGCCTCGCGCAGGGTGACGGCAACGCCCCTCCGCCGCCTCCTCCGCCGCCGACCGACCTGTTCATGGGCCGCTACTCCGCGAACCCGTCAGGGAACCCCGACCAGGCGTACTTCGCGACCTACGGCAACTGGCCCATGGGTGCCGTCACCTACATCGTCGACCAGGCGGTGAACGAGGCGTACGAGATAGCCCGGCTGAACCGCGGCACGAAGCTGTTCGTCGACCTCGACCCGAAGAACACGCCGGGACTGCTCTACGAGATCAGCATCTGGTCAACCGCAGGGCAGACGTACGTCGACCGGTTCCTCACCGCCATGCAACGGGTCGCCACCGCCGCAGCAGCAGCGAGCCCTGACATCGTCCTCGGGTTCGTGCACGAGTGGGAGGTGAAGATCCAGCCGGCGCAGGGCCCGGTGTTCACCGACGCCCGCGACCGGGAGGTCGCCACCTTCGCAGCGGCGCTGTCCCGGTTCATCAACCGCGCCGCGCAGATCGCGCCGTCGTGCCGCACGTCGCTGTGGACCGGTGGGTACTTCACGTCTCTGATCGCCCAGGTGATGGCGGCTATGACGGCCGTGCCCGACGCGGTCATCTTCGACGAGTACGTCACAGCCTCCGGGAGCCCCGCCACCACCCCGATGCAGGACTGGCAGCCGTTCGTCACGTTCCTCAACAGCAACTCCACCTTCCAGTCGTGGAACGGCGGCCGGACCCCGATCTACCTCGGCGAGTACGGCATCGACACGGTGCACGGTGACGCCGCATGTGCCCGGTTCTTCTCCGGGGTCGAGGATGCGATGCGCGCCCTCGGCATCGGCGGCTGCATGCACTTCAACCGCGACCGCACCGACAACGACGGCAAGGTCGTGTTCTACGACATCTCCACCGGGTCGACTCCCCTCGCGCAGCAGGCGTTCGCCGCCGAGGTCGCATCGATCCGCGGGATCCCGTCACAGCCACCCGCCCCGCCGGTCAACCTGCGACAGGCCTCGGCCCCGTCCCAGACGACCGTGAACCTGGCCATGGAGCCCGGCACCCCGCCTGCCGACGCCGACCCGGTGACCGAGTACCGGGTCTACACCGGCACCACGCTCCGGGCGACCGCACCGGCGCTGTCCGGCCCGATCGCCAGCGGCCCGGACGCGCTCAAGCCGGTCGTCGTACCGCTGAGCGGGACCACTCCGCCGTCGCTGCGACAGGGCTCGCCGAGTGGGCCGGAGCTCAAGCTCGTCGGCGCGTCCGTCTGGGGCGTCGACGACCTGGTGACCCGCGCGGTGACCGTCGGCGGCCTCCCATTCTGGCAGCACCAGTACAACGCCCGGACCACCATCGCGGCCACCCTTAAGGCGTGGGGCGCGAACATGATGCGGTTCCGGCTCCTCGCGGACGCCTACAACGCCCAGCAGTCAGGCATCACCAAGGCGACCAGGATCGCGCAGATCGTCGCATGGCGCGACGCGGCCGTGGCGCAGGGGCTCTACTTCATGCCCTGCTGGTGGGATTCGCTCGACGGGTCCATGCAGGACGCCGGCTGGGGCACCCTCTACACCGGCGCGCACCAGATGATGACCGACGTCCGCAACGCACTGATGATCCCCACCCCCGGCAACACGTCGGTGCTGATGGACGACCCGATGGTCATCTACGAGCTGTTCAACGAGCCGAACCAGATCTCCGACGCCGCCTGGCAGAACGCGATGCAGCTGACGATCGCGCACTTCCGGGGCTTCCTCGGCTACCGGGGCGTGCTGCTGATCGACACGAACAACTGGTCGCACCGCTACGACGACACGCGGATGACGCAGGTCGAGGGCTACGACGCCGGGATCGCGGTCATGGGCGGCACTCATCAGCTCGTGTTCTGCAAGCACGACTACGGCGACGAGTACCCCAACAAGGACCTGTGGACCACGGCAACGTGGATCAACAACGACGGCGTCGGCGGCACGAGCCCTTGGAACTTCACCAAGCACCTGGTCGTCGAGTCCGAGTTCGGGAACTACAATATCGACGGGCTGTCACACCCCGCCTGGTCGGCGGGCGCCTCGACCGGCCTCGCGGACCAGATCAACGCCAACACCTATCCCACGCTCGTCGGCGCGTTCCCGTTCGTGTGGGGACCCTGGTCCGACGGGAACGCGATGACCGCCACCGACAACGTCACCCCGACCACCTGGGGCGGCTACGGCAAGAACAACCTCATGGCCCGCGTCGATCACGAGGTCGCCACCTCCGACGGCGTGTCCGTGCAGGTGACCGGCCTCACCGCCGCCACGACCTACAGCTTCACCGCCCGCTCGTTCAACGGGCAGGAGTCGGTCGACTCGGCTGCGCTGTCGGTCACGACACAGGCGGTCACCGGCAACGTCGCACCGAACGCCCCGGCGAACCTCCGGCTCGGCGCCACCGGGCCGACGACGTCGGCGATCCCGCTCGCGTGGGATGCGGCCACCCTGCCGACCGGCGCGGCGCCGGTCACCGAGTACCGCATCTACGAGGGCGCTACGCTGCGCGCGACCGTGGCCGGGCTCACCGGCACCGTCACCGGTCTCGCAGCCGGCACTGCGCACACGTTCACGGTCCGCGCCTACAACGGCCGCGAGTCGACCAACTCGAACGCGTTCACGGCCTCGACCACGGCCAGCCAGCCACCGGCCGCGCCCACATCGCTACGGCAGACCGGGGTCACCAGCTCGTCCGTCTCCCTCGCCTGGAACGCAGCCACGGTCCCCGCCGGGTCCAACCCGATCACCGCCTACCGGGTGTACCGCGGGGCGACCCTTGCGGCCACCGTCACCGGTCTCACCGCGACCGCCTCGGGACTCAGCGCCTCGACGGCGTACCTGTTCACGGTCCGCGCGTTCAACGGCGCAGAGTCAGCTGCATCGAACACGCTGTCCGCCACCACCCAGGCAGCGTCGACCGGTTTCGCCGTCCCGGCCGGCTACAGCCTCTACCACGGCCGCGACTTCACCGTGGCGAACGCGGCCGACGACGCGAACTGGGAGATCTACACCGGCCCTCAGGGCAACAACCGGGCCAGCTTCCGCGCCGCGAACGTCGTCAAGTCCGGCACCAACGGGCAGGAGCTGATCGCCAACCGCACCGCGGACGGCGCGACCGTCTACTCCGGCGCCGTCAAGAACTACGACATCGTGCTCCCGCAGTACTTCTACCTCCGGTACGTCTTCAAGCTGATGAACTTCGCGCGCGGCTCCTGGCCGTCCCTGTGGGCGAGGCCGCATCCCACGACTGGCGGCGAGGGCGAGATCGACTTCATGGAAGCGTTCGGTGGGCACATCGGCTCCACCCTCCCGAGGATCATCTGCGGCACCATCATCCTCACGCCCTACAGCAACGGCTCCACAGGCGCCGTGCAGACCAACCTCCCCGGCCAGGACTGGGGGATCCCAGCGTCGTCGTACGGGTCGCCGGGCGTGTACGGCCCGGAGATCCTCCTCGAGGTCCGCAAGACGGTCGGCCAGGTGTCGTACACCGTCAACGGCGTCTCCAAGGGAGTCATCGCACGGACCACGTCGAACGCGGCGAAGTGGGACGCCCAGATGGAGAGGGCCAGCCAGCGGTGGTATGTCCGCCTCGACCACCAGGCCGGTGGTGTGGGAGCGAACGGGAACGGCGAGTCCGGTGACCCGGCGCCCGGCTGGCGTGAGTCTCGGCAGTCGATGATGGAACTCGTCGTCGGGCTGCCGGCATGATCGTCATCGCCCGCCCGAAGCCGGAGCCGGTCACCTCCACCATCACCGTGTGGCTGACCGCATCCGAGAAGGCTGAGATCACCCGCCGCGCACGAGCCGCAGGCATGTCCGTCTCGGCATGGGCACGGCGGCGGCTGACGACCTGACCGCCGAGCACGCGCCAAGGGATCCGCCGAACCGCTCTGGGAGGCCCGTCTTGATCGCACCACTCGCCACCACCCGATGGGGCCGCATCAAGGCTGCCGCTTCCGTCGCCCCGTTCGAGCTGCCCATCGTCACCTACCTAGCCGTCGTCGGTGCAGGTGCCATCCTCTCCGGGGCCGAGTCGACCCCTTCCACCCTCGATGACGCACTCCCCGGATGGATGGTCGTCATGTGGGCCGTCTGCCTCACCGTCGGCGGCGGCTGCACCGCGTTCGGGCTGCTCCGGCACTCGCCGCACCTGGAGTCGCTGGGCCTGATCGTCCTCGCCTGGCCGTGCGGCATGTACGCCGCCGTGCTCGCCCTCGTCGCGGCCCCCGCAGGCATCGCCGCAGCCCTCGCCTACCTCGCGCTGCTCACCGGGTGCATCCTGCGACTCCGCGTGCTCTTCCTCGCCGACCGCGCCAGACGACTCGCCAACGTCATGCTCCGAGAGGGCAGCGCGTGAATCCCGATGTCATCCTCGCCAACGGCGGCATCGCCGGCCTGATCCTCGCCCTCGTCGCGGTCGGAAAGCTCGCGAAGGACTGGTGGCGCGACCGTCACGACATCACCAACCGCGACGAGCTGCAGGAGCTCACCAAGGGCAGCACCGCCGTCGCTGATGCCTCTGCCGCCAACGCTGTCATCCTCGCCTCGCTCAACGACATGCGCACCGAGAACGCGCGGCTCACCAGGAAGGTCGAGACCCTCGAGCTGCAGAACACCGCGAAGGACAAGAAGATCCGCGACCTCGAGTCGAAGCTCGCGGACGCACTCGACCAGATCCACGACATCGCGGCCGAGCTCGCCGCGCTCAAGACGACGTGACCGCCCAGCCCGCTCCCCGTTGGTGGTCCTGCGTCTGCGGCGTCATGTGGAAGGACACCCACCCGGCCCCGTGCTGGTCCTGCGGTGGCGACGCCTCCCCCGCCTGGCAGCCCCGCATGACCTCTCAGCACGCCGCCCTGCTCAACCGACCCTAGGAGGCAACCATGCACACCACCCCCGCCCCGCTGGTCCACTGGGCCGACCGAGGCCGCGTTCACCCCGTCGACCCCGGCAAGCCGAACCCCACGACGCTCGTGCACGCCCTCATAACCTGCCCGACGTGCCGGACCCTCGCTGCCCAGTCGATCCAAACGTGGTCCGCATGAGCGCCGACGCGCCCGTCATGCCCGGCGAGGTGCCGGTCCACTGGGCCGACAAGGGCGCCGTCCTCCACCCGCTGCACCCGCGTCGCAGCAACGTCACCACGAACAACGCGGCACTCGTGACCTGCCCCGACTGCCTCGAGCTGCAGCCGTCCGAGGCGTGATGACCGTGGCCGCTGCGCACGCGACCACCTGCCCCTGCCGGCTGGCGCAGATCGCGATCGACCAGCACGCCTACGCGGTCCTGCGGGACTGCCCCACCTTCGAGGCACTCACCGCGCTGTTCACCGGCCCACCGCCACGCAAGGAGACCACCTGATGCCCACCACAGCCGAGAAGATCCTCGCCCTCGCCAAGTCCCAGGTCGGCGTCAAGGAAGGTCGCTCAGGTGGACGCGGGAACAACAACACCCGCTACGCCGACGAGGTGCCCGGCCTGGAGTGGGCCGACTTCCAACCCTGGTGCGCCACGTTCGTCTCGTGGCTCGCGCTCAAGTCCGGCATCGCGGCGCTCTACCCGCGCACCGCCTCGTGCGACGTGGCCGGGTCCTGGTTCAAGAAGGCCGGCCGCTGGTCGGAGTACCCCGCTGTCGGCGCGCAGGTGTTCTACGGCTACCCGCACGACCTCAACCACACCGGCATCGTGGTCAGCTTCGACGCCGACTCGATCACCACGATCGAGGGCAACACCAACGACGACGGTGGCCGTGAGGGTGACGGGGTGTACCTCCGGAAGCGTCTGCGCCGCGGGAAGAACGTCATCGGCTACGGCTACCCGCGCTTCCCTGAGGGGATCGTCTCTGCGGACCCGAAGTGGAGCAAGGCCCCCGCGCCGACCCCGAAGCCGCCGGTGACCGCACCGCCCGTCACTGCCCCACCCTCGACGGTCGGGTTCAAGCTCGGCCGGATCGACTTCACCGACTGGTCCCACTGGAACACCGTCGGCCCGGCCGGTCTCCGAACCTCCGTGGGCTCAGGGCTGTGCGGCACGTACCACAAGGCCACGCAGGGGCTCGGCTTCACCGACGGCGACTACATCGAGCGCCGGGCATGGATCCGCGAGATCACCCAGCACGGCGCATACCACTTCGCCGAGCCGCTGGTGTCCAACGGCGAGATCCAGGCCCGCTACTTCCTCGACTTCGCCAAGGTCGAGGGCGGCGACCTCCGCCCGATGCTCGACCTGGAGGGCGACAAGTACCGCGGCAACATGAGTCGCGCCGCGCTCACCAAGTGGGTCGGCCAGTTCGTCAACGAGGTCAAGCGGAAGCTGGGCGTCGCCCCCTGGATCTACACCACCTGGGACCTCGACGACAACTTCGGCTGCCCACTGTGGGTGCCGCGCTACAACGACGCGATGAAGCTGCCCCGCGTCCCCGAGCCGTGGGCCACCTTCGACGCCTGGCAGTTCTCCAACGGCCACGACGGCAAGCCCAACCGGATGCCGGGCTTCTCCGGCGTCCCGCTCGACCTGAACACCTTCAACGGCGACCCCGCCGCGATGATCCGCCGCTTCACCCTCGGCACACCCACACTGGAAGAGGACGACATGACCCCCGCACAGATGGACCAGCTGCTCACCAAGGTGCAGACCATGATCGACACCGCGATCGACAAGCGCGTCGGCGACGTCGTACCGATCCCGGCGAACCTCGAGGGCGTGTGGAAGGAAGGCAACGACGAGCTGACCGTCGCGTCCGCGCTGTCCTACATCATGTCCAAGGTCGGCGCACCGGCCGGGGAGCAGCCGGGAAAATAGATCCGCCGGCCGAGCCCACACCTGGGCCTGGCACGGCGATCTACCGCAGCCTGCACGCGAACGTCCAGCAGACGGATTCGCCTGCGGTCGCCGCGCAGCTGATCTCGGTGCTGCTCGAGCCGGTCAACCCGGCCGAGGTCCCCGATGTGGTCGTGCTCAACGAGCTCGGCACGCTGGCCCTGCAGACCCACGTCCGTCGGCTCATGTCCGAGCGGGTCCCCGACGTCTGGGCGTCCGCGAAGTGGCACAGCGACGGCAGCCGCGTCGACGACCGCGACGCCGTGATGATCGTGTGGCGCGCCGAGGTCTTCCAGTACATCCGAGAGACGATCGAGATCCTGCACGGCGGCAAGTCCGGCGTCACTCCCACCCGGGTGGTGCGGCGGGTCCTGCTCGAGCACCGCGCCACCAGGAAACGGGTGTGGAGACAGGGCACGCACACCGTGCACGGCGTCGAGCGCAACGGCGTCGCGTTCTCGGTCATCCCTGGCCAGCTCGACCGCGCCGAGGTCGCGTTCCCGAGGATCGCGGCCGACGTGCTGGAGGCGGCCGTCACGGCACCCGTCGAAGGGTCCGGTGACCTCAACGTCGACGCCCTCGCCGAGGCGAAGCTGCCACCGGCGAAGCGCACGCCGTGGTTCCCGATGAACACCATCGGCAAGGTCGCCGCGTTCGCGAACCCGCCGAGGGGGACGCACGGCAACCGGTGCATCGACCAGCGGTGGATCCGCGGCCGCATCCGGGTCCTGTCGATAGCGGTGCTGCCGAAGCGGAGCTCGGACCACAACCCCGTGCTCGCCATCGTCGAACTCACCTGAGGAGAACCATCGTGACGTCTGACGCTAATCCGACCCCCGTCCCTGCTCCCGCCTCGAGGTTGAGAGCCGCAGCGAGGGACGCCGAGGGTCTGCTCGTGGTGTTCGACTGCCTCGTGCGCGCCATCCTGCACGCAGACCCCGACAAGGAGCCAGACGTCCTCGCCCGCCTCAAGCGCGAAGCGTCGGCCTATCACGAGTCGCTGCACGAATCCAACCTTCCGTGAGCGTCATCTCCCACCGCCGCGCGATCCGGGCGGCCCGCCGCGACGACCACGTCGAGGCCGTCGCCGACGCCTGGCTCAGGGTCCCTCACCACGAGCGGGTGGCCTTCCAGGAGCGCTACGAGGACCTCCACGCGGCCGTCTCCCGCCTGTCCGCCCACCAGCACGCCACCACCCACCGAAGGAGCATCACCGTGTCCTCACCGCTCACCCCCGGGACGCCTGTCGTCAAGGACGACCCAGCCAAGCCCTACAAGGCCTTCGCGGCCGCGCTCCTGGCGTTCCTGCTCGTCGCCGTCCGCGACTACTTCGCAGGTGCCGACGAGATCGCCTGGGAGGGGTTGCTGGCCAGCGTCCTGTCCGGGCTCGTGACCTTCCTGGTGACCTACTTCACCAAGAACCCGAAGGTCACCACCACCACGAGCCGAGAGGTCTGACATGCCTGGAGAAGCGAGCACCACGGGAGCCGGCATCGCACTGGACGCGATGACCGGCCGCGCCACACAGACCGCCCGCACCACCTACCTCGCGCTGCTGTCGGCGGCCCCGACGGACTCGACCACGGTGGCCACGATGAGCGAGGTCACCACCGCTGGCTACGGCGGGCGGAAGGCGGTCACCTGGAGCGCGCCCACGGGTGATCCTCAGGTCACCTCGAACACCAACGCGATGACCTTCGGTGCGTTCACCGCAGACCCGCCGTCGGTCGGCTGGCTGGCGCTGGTGTCCTCGGCGTCCGGCACCACCGGGGACCTCATCTACTTCTGGACCGTCGACTCGGCCCGCGACGCTGCGATCGGGGACAGCATCACCGTTGCCGTTGGCGCGGTCTCGATGTCGCTCGACTGACCCGAGGCGCCACCCCCGCAGCATTCGGTGAACGAAGACCCGTAGGAGGCTTCCGGTGACTGTCTCCTACGGGGCGTTCGGCACGGTCTCCCACGGGACCGCGTCGTGCACACCCGCGTATCCGTCGCCGACCGCTGGGCAGGGCCTGTTCCTGCTCGTCGCGTTCGCGGAAGCCACCGGCACCCTCCCAGACACCCCCGCAGGATGGACGCTGCTCGGGTCGTCCTACGGCGGTGGTGGCACGTTCGGTGCCGACGCCGGCCCCCGTGGTGTGGCCTGGTATCGGCGAGACGCCGACGCGACCGGTTCCGAAGGCACCACCACGCTCACAGTGACCGCCGCCGGATCAGCGACCGGTCGAGCGATCAGCGGCTACATCGTGTCGATGACGAAGACGCTCGCCGCATGGCAGACATGGGTCGGTGCCAGCGCGGACACTACCGCCGGCACCGGCTACTCGACGACGATCAGCCCGGTCGAGCAGGGCCAGGCCGGTGACATCGCCCTGCTCGGGACGGCGTGGATCCCGGACACGGTCACCCAGTCCGCGCCGACCCTGTCCTGGACGGGCTACGGCGGCGCGATCACCGGCCGCACCGCCGCCGCGAACACCCAGGGCAACAACGTCCGCATCATCCTCCAGTCCGCGACGGTCACGGGGACCAGCTCGGGGAATGTCGTGTTCGGGATGACCGCGTCGGCGGCGTCGACCGGTGCGACCGCGATGCTGCTGATCCGGGACGCGGCCACCGTCGAAGCGACACTCACCGCGGCCGGGGCGGGCACCTCAGCCGGTGCCGCCGCGATCGAGCTCACGCTCGGAGCGGTGATTCACCACGTCGCCGCTACGGGAACGACGGCGACGACCGGCGCAGCCTCGATCGCCCGCGACCTTGTCCTCGCGGCGAGCGGCGCGGGAACGGCGGTGGGCTCGGCGGCCATCGTGCTCGAGGCGCGCACCTACTCGCTGGCCGCTGCCGGCGCAGGCGCGAGCACAGGCTCGGCCAGCGTCACCCGACTGGCCGGCGTGACCGCCGCTGGGACCGGAGTGACCATCGGCTCGGCCGCGATCGCCCTCGGCGCCGTCACGCGCCAGATCACCAGCGCGGCCACAGGCGTCACCTCCGGGACCGCCGCACTCACCCGGCAGACCACCCTGGCCGCGATCGGCGCATCCACCGCGTCCGGCACGGCTACGATCGCCCGGCAGCTGCCGCTGGCCGCGTCCGGTGCCCAAGCCGCCACCGGGGCCGCGACGATCGCGCGCACCGCCGCTCTCACCGCAGCCGGCGCCGGAGTCAGCAGCGGCTCGGCGGCCATCACGATCGCTGCTGTGGCGCACGCCGTGACCGCATCCGGTACGGCGACCTCGACGGGGTCTGCGGCCATCACCCGGTCGGCAGCCGTCACCGGCGCAGGCGCGAGCACCCCGACCGGCACGGCCGCACTGTCCATGGTCACGGCCCATCAGGTCACCGCGAGCTCGGCCAGCGTCACCACCGGAGCGACAGCCGTCACCCGCGCGGCCGCGCTCACAGCGACTGCGGCGTCCACCAGCAGCGGCACGGCGATCCTGGCGGGCACCGTCGCCCTCACCGCATCCGCCGCGGCCCAGCTGGCCGGAGACGCCTCGCTAGCCATTCTCCTGGCCGTCACTGCGGACGGCGCAGGCTCGACCGGTGGAGAGGCCGCGGTCACAGCGGCCACCCTCCGCGACGTCACCGTGCTCTCGATCCGCGAGGTCACCCGCCCCTTCACCGTGGCCGACCGCAGCCGCAGCGTCACCGTCACCGACCGGCAGCGCGTCGTCGGCATCCGCCTGATCCCGTGATCGTCCTGCAGAGGGAGCCGTCCATGATCCTGAGCCCCTACGCCCGCGAGTGGTATCGAGTCGAGATCGCCACCGAGCCGGCCGTCGCCACCTGGGAGGCCTCCTTCGACGGCGGCACCACCTGGGAGGACCAGACGCTCATCGAGGGCCTGCCCGCCTGGCTCATCGCCGGCACCAACGCCGACCCGGGGGCCGCGGTCGCCGTGCTCGCCGGGTCCGTCGCGCCCCTGCTCCGCGCCGTCGACACCCCCGAGATCGTCGTCCGCGAGGGCCCGAAGATCTACGTCCAGTGACCTGCTCAGCCTGATGCACGGCCTACCCGAGGAGCCCCCGTGGCGATAGACCCGGCACCCGAGATCGAGTTCCCGTTCACCATGAACCGCACTGTGGGCGCGGCCGGCCACCCTCAGGCGCACAACAAGCTTGAGTTCAAGGTCAACGAGCTCGCCGAAGGTGTCGCGGGAATGGCGCCCGCAATCATCGCGGGTCGGAACGCTCGAGTGGCCTTCCTTGACGACCAGCCGGGCGTGCCGCTCAACGGAACCACCGAGTGCAGTGCTGCGATCCAGTCGGCCATCAACGCGGCCGAGGCGGCGGGACTGACTCTCGTCGCAGGCCGACGCACCTACGTCACGAACAACACCCTCACGTTCAAGAAGTCAATGGACTTCTACGAGGCGACCATCGCCTACGCCGGGGTCGGCACCGCCGTCGTCATCGGTGACACCACCAACGGCATCAGCCGACAGAACATCCGCGTCGGACGTATCGTCAACACCAGCAAGGTCGTCGGCTCCTTCACCGAAGTTGCCGGATCCATTGGCGTGCAGATCGTCGACACCAACAAGAGTCTCCTGTTCGTCAAGTCGGTCACCAAGTTCGAGGCCGGGATCGAGATGCTCGGTCACGCGCGAGGGACCGCCTACGACCAGGTATTCATAGGCGAGCTGGTCAGCAACAAGATCAACATGCGATTCGCCACCGGCACCTCGGCTGGCTATACGAATGGCAACCAGATCTACGGCGGATCATGGAATCATGATCAGACCGAATGCGGCGGCGCAAACGTTGCCGACACCCGGCACGTCCTGATGACATCGTCAACCCCCGGCCCGGTCGCGGACACAAACACGTTCTACACCTGCTCATTCGAGGGCAACGTGGCCGAATACTTCCTCGAGTCTTACGGCAAGATGAACGCCTTCCGTGACTGCCGCTGGGAAGCCACATCGCCGAAGATCTGGTGGCGGGCCGACTCCTATGGCAACGCCGTCCGTGATGGCTACAAGCCCGAGCTGTTGACCATCACCAACGAAGGCGACTACACCAACGTCGTGACCTGGCCCGCATCCGGCGACATCGCCGAGATCGTGATCCACCCTCACGAGATGTACGCCGCAGTCGGGTCACCAACCCTCGGCACGATCCTGCGGCACCCTGTGGTGAACACCGTCAACGGTGGAACGGAAGTGCTCGCCTTCACTGCACGACTGCCCCTGAACTGGCACACCTACGATGTCGACATCCACATCGCGCACGACGTCACCGGTGGCACGGGCACCATCTCCTGGACGTGGCGGCCCTCATTCAACGGCACCGGCGACACCCTCGCTCAACCGACCGGGAGTACTTCATCGGCCATCACAGCGGTGTCGGCCCAAAAGGTCAAGAAGGTCATGCCCGTAGTGACCGCCCAGACCGCCTCACCCGGTAAACAACTGACCGCGAACATTTTCGCGGGCGGTGGCACATTCAGTGGATCGATGGGGGTCCTTGCCGTAGTCCTCCGTCGCCGCAGCTAACTACCCCCCAATACCGACGCCCCCGCTTCGCCCATCCGGGTTGGAGCGGGGGCGCTTCGTGCGTTGTCAGGTGAGGACCATCGCCCACAAGAAGGCGAACAGCACCGACCCGACCACGATCCGCAGACCGTGCTCGCTCCGGTTGATCTGCGTCAGTCCCAGAATGAATCCCAGCAGGGGGAACAGCACCGCGAACATGTAGCCGGCGATCACCACCTGAGAGACGGGCTCCCTCGCCTGCCGCTGCCTTGACGGCTGGTGCTTCAGCGGATCGCGCGGCCTCAGCAACGGTGCCGGACGTGCCTTCTCGGTCCATTCGTCGCCGTCCCAGAAGCGCTGCCGGTCAGCGTCGGTCGGATCCTCATACCAGCCCGGCACGCCCGCTTCCCCGAGCTTCATCATGCGATCCCCCGTCGTGAGGCGGTGACCGTATCACCGCAGCTACCGGTCAACGACCGACCGGCTCGGAGGTCACGGGCGGGCGGCCTGTCATTGTGTGTCAGTTAGTGAACAGGCACCTGGCCGGATAAGCAACCACAGCGGCTGATCGTGCAGGTCAAACATGGTGGGGCGGACGCGACTCGAACGCGTGACCTAAGGATTATGAGTCCTCCGTAAGCGTACCCTTGACACGCTGGCTGACCGTAAACGCTCAGGTCAGAGGCCGTACGTCACGCACCGGAGTAGCGCCGAGCATTGTGCGTTAGTGTGTCACTTGGTGAACCAAGGAGGAACGCATGGCCGCACGACGGGGAAAAGGCGAAGGTGGCATCACGCAGCGCCACGATCACGCGACGTGCCCACCGCGCGTCGACGGCGTGCGCCCGGTGCACCGCTGCCAAGGCCGGTGGGTCGGCACCCTCCCGCTGCCGGACTCCGACCTCCGCAAGACGATGTACGGCCGGACCCGCAAAGAGGTCAAGATCAAGCTCGACACCGCCCGTCGCGACCGAGCTGAGCACATCCTGGTCACGTCCTCGCCGACCGTCGAGACATGGCTCCGCTACTGGCTGGACACCATCTGTGTCGAGCGCGGCCTCAAGACGAACACCCTCAAGTCGCATCGCTCGAAGGTCGAGCAGTATCTGATCCCTCACCTGGGGCGGATCCGCTTGGACAGGCTCGCGCCCGAGCACCTACGGCGCATGTACGCACAGATGCGTGAGCAGGGGCTGGCGGAAGCCACGTTGCGACAGGCGCACGCCGTACTCCGCCGAGCGCTCGAGGTCGCCGTGCGCGAACGCAAGGCCGCCAGGAACGTGGCCGCCCTGATCGACCCGCCCAAGACGATCAGGGGTCAGCGCCAGCCACTCAGCCTCGCCGACGCACAGAAGGTGCTGCACGGCGCCGACCTGCGATGGTACGTCGCGCTCTACCTCGGCCTGCGCCAAGGCGAAGCGCTCGCGCTGCGCTGGTCAGACGTCAATCTCGACCAAGGCTTCCTGGTCATCAGTCGGTCCTTGGTCCGCAAGCCGGGGGCCGGCCTCATCTTCGACACCCCGAAGTCCGTGGCCTCGCACCGCGCCGTGCCGCTACCTGTGGTCGTGCTGTCCCGGTTCAAGGTCGCCTGGGCCGAGCACCTAGCCACCGGGGGGCACGAGGACGCCCTGATCTTCAACCACAACGGCGCCCCGCTCGACCACCGCGCGGACTGGCAGGCGTGGGCCGACCAGCTCTCATCCGCTGGCGTGCCCCACGTCGCACTCCACGCCGCCCGCAACACCGCAGCCAGCCTGCTCGAGCAAGCCGGCGTGCCGGACCGGGTCGTCGCACAGATCCTCGGACAGACCAGCGTCAAGGTGACTCACGGCTACCAGAACGCCGATCTGCCCCGTCTCGGTGAGGCTATGAAGGCGCTGGAAGGACTGCTAGCACCGGAGGACTGATAACCAGCACCCTCTCGTTCCCCCGCTCGATCAACAGCCACTCGTGGCCCGCTGGCAGATCGCTCTCGTCGACCACCACGACCCTGCATTTGACGCTCGTCGCCACCCTGCCCCCTCCCCCGAGTGGCCGACTGTAGCAATGGAAATGCGCACATTGTCGGAATCCCGTCAGGACTGCTGACCCCGACCCGCTAAGAACCGCGTGGCCGCCTCGGCTACTCCATCGGCGGGCCCCGAAAACGTGACCTTGGTGCCGTCTGGCAGGTCGATGGTGCTTGTCACGACGTCGGGGGTGTCCTGACCTACCAGCAACTCGAGGCGCTCGAGCGTCGATGTCACCGCACCGATGAAGGTCGGGCCGATCGCAGGGTCGCCCTTCTCAAGCAACGAGAGCCGACCCCTGTCGACAGGTGTCAACTTCGCCAGCTCTCGCAGGCTTATACCGAGCGCCTCGCGCCGGTCCTTGATCGACTTCCCGATCACTCCATTGTCGTCGTCCACGCGCGCCAATCTAGGGCTTTTTTGACCCATGTTCGTCCATCCCCCCGGATGATGTTCGTTTCAACTAGTGACGGTATGTCCTAGTTCGGACATCGCGCAAGTAAAAAGTCAGCCGCCGGTGGTTGCGTACTCGACACCACTGCGGCATAGTCAGCCACATGCAGCCGTACTCCACCGCAGATGGCGGGCTCACCCCGATCTTCGTTTCGGTCAAGCAGGCCGCGCAGATGCTCGGCATTTCGCCCTGGTCCTGCTACCAGCTCCTGGACGCTGGCGCAGTCGACTCGCGCTACCAGGGCCGCCGCCGGCTCGTGCGCGTCACGTCGCTGCACGAGTACGCCGAGAGTCTGCCGAGCGCGCCGGCCGCCAGCGAGTCAGCATGAACAGCCGCCGCACCATCGCAGCCGCAGCAGCCACCGCCCTGCTCCCGCTCACCCTCGCTGCAGCCCCGGCGCAGGCAGACACCGGATGGAACGGGCTCCACACCTCCGCACCACGGGCGGCCAGGGCCGAGATCACCCCGAGCGCGGGAGCCGTCTCTGTCAAGCGGCGCACGCACTACTACTACGAGGAGGGGTACGGCGACAACCCTCCCGTGGACTGGAAGGTGAGGTTCACCATCGGCTGGAAGCCCGCGAACCGTGGGCACGGCATCCTGTTCACGGACGTGTGGCTGTGGGTCATCAACCCCGGCGGTGGCCCGGAGAACGGCGTCGAGTCACCGCCGTTCAAGAAGATCAGCCTCCGACTCGGGGCGAACGCCTGGAACCTGCGGTGGCACCGTGGCGGGGGCCGGTTCCACCGGGACCTGACCGAACGTCGTCCCGGCTCCAAAGCGCGGGTCCGCCTGTCCTACACGATGGGCAAGACGGGCCTGCCTGACGGCGCCCGCAAGCGGTTCGTGTTCTACGTCAACCGCATCCAGTAACCCCCTGATCGCCAGCCGTCGCGCCCACCACCGCGCGGTGACCGGCAACCACGTCCCGGCTCCGAGGAAGGGGAAGCCGACGGGCCGGGAGCACCACTCAGAAGACAGCAGCCGCCTCAAAGCCGGACAGGGCGAGGCGGCCACCAACAGGAAGGCTACCAATGACCAACCCCCCAGGCGCATTCCGCACAACCGCCGCCGCACTCGAGTTCGTCCAACTCCCGCAGGCGACGGCCGGACTGCCCGCACCGTTCCGCATCGCTGGCGACACTTACGAAGCCGACATCCTGTTCAAGACCGACACCGACCTGCAGCAGTGGGTCGACTGGATCCGGCTCGACGACGAGATCGCCGACCCCGCGCGCCGCCCCGACAGCAACCAGGTCGCCGCGACGTTCGTGCACGACGCCGTCACCATCACCCTGGTCGGGTTCGTCCGCGACGCGGTGACCGCATGATCTTCATCGTCGCGCTCCTCGCCTACCTGGGCTTCTGGGCCCTGGTCGCCGCCTACCTGCTGTGGCGCGACCGCAACGGCCACCCGAGGGACGAGCGCCCGATCGGCTACGGGTTCCACCTCGAGCACGACTACACCCGGGTCCACAGCGACCTCGCGCAGGCCCAGCGCGACCGGGCAGCGCAGCACATCGCCAAGCGTGAGGCTTCCCGGTGACCGCCGTCGTGTGGTTCGCGCTGGCCGCCGGTTGCTCGACCACGTTCCTGCTGCTCCTCGTCGACCGCGCCCGCGAGGTCCGCCGCGCACGCCGCGAGCGGGTCGCCCGCGTCCGTGCCGAGCTGACCGCGCAGACCCTCGAGCACCACCACTGGCTCATGTGGTCGTACGAGCAGGCGGCATGGGAAGCCGCCGACCGACCGATGCCCGACGTGGCCGACCAGAAAGTGAGCCACCCATGAACCGCACCGTCACCACCCTCGCCGCAGCAGCCATCCTCGCGGCCACCGGTGTCGCAGCCAGCGCAGCGCCGACCGCCCCTGTGCGCGGCCGGATGGCCACTGTGGCGACGACACCCTGCCCGTCCGAGGACTCGGTCAACTGCTACTGGAACGCACGGACGAGAGGTGACGGCACCGGCCACTCGTTCTACGCCATCGTCGTCGGGCCCCGGGTCTGCACGTTCTACTGGGCGAAGGCATACGCCCGGACCCATGACCGGTGCGTGGCGCGGTGAGCGGCCCGGAGCACTACCGCGAGGCCGAGCGGCTCCTGGCCGAGGCGCGCGTCCCAGCACGCGACCGTGCGAAGCCCGGCTGGTTGACCGCCGCCGAGCGCTACGCCATGGCCCAGGTGCACGCGACCCTCGCACTCGCGGCTGCCACCGCCGAGCCGATCGTCACGGGGTTCGCCGGCGACGAGGACACGGCGATCGCTGCAGCCTGGGCGGAGGCGGTCTCGTGAGCGCCGAGACGCTGCGCCGGGCCGCGAGCCTCATGCGCGAGAGGGCCGAGGGTGCTGGCTGGGCAACCCTTGATCGTCCGTGGGGCTCAGATGGTGAACAGGTCACTGGCGGTGACGGACAGTGGATGCTCGTCGCCACGGCCGCCGACACACCCGAGGGCTCGTCCGATAGCGCCGTCGCGCCACACATCGCGGCGTGGCATCCCGCCGTCGCGCTCGCCGTGGCCGACTGGCTGGACATCGTTGCAGGGGCACACGAGAAGGCCCTGAGTCACAACAGCAAGTGGTGGAACCTCGCGCTTCGCAATCTCTGGCACGTTCCCAACTTGGACCCGGCCCTCGCCGTCGCCCGCGCCTACCTCATCGGGGAGGCGGCGGCATGAGCGGCGTCGGCTTCAACCGCGACCTGGCCACCAAGCCCAAGCCGCCCAAGCCCAGCAAGGGCTGGCGTAGTGGCTGGTGCGGTCTCCGCGCCGAGCCGTGGCAGCACGACCGGTGCCCGGTGTTCAGCCCGGCCGAGACGCCCTGCTGCTGCTCGTGTCACGACGAGCTCGAGGCCATCGTCCTGCCAGCGGGTCAGCGTGTCACCGACCAGGCGACCGAGGTGATCCCGGCCGGCGGCTACCTGTCTCCCGAATGGCACGAGGCGCGTCGTACGACGGTCAGCGCGTCCGAGATCGCGGCCGTGCTCGGCCTGTCAACCTGGACCAGCCCGTTTGACCTGTGGTGGCTCAAGCGCACCGGCGTGGACTCGCAGCCGGAGAACGCCGCGATGCGGCGCGGAAAGCGGGTCGAGCGGCTCATCCTCGAGGACTTCACCGAGGCGCACCCCGAGCTGACCGTGCGGCCCGCCGGGCTGTGCGTGAACAACGAGCGTCAGTGGCAGGCGTGCACTCCGGACGGCCTGGCGTACGACGGTGACCCGGCCCTCGTCGAATGGCCGAGCTTCCCCGAGCCGGTCGCTGTGGTCGAGGCGAAGAACGACCACAACCGCGACGCGTGGGGCGAGGAAGGCACCGACGACATCCCGGTGGCGTACCGGTGCCAGACGCTGTGGCAGATGGACACGCTCGGCGTGTCTGTCGCCTACGTGCCGATGTGGCTCGGCACCGACTACCGCGAGTACGTCGTGGAGTACCACGAGGGCGACGTGCGGATCATGCGCGAGGCCGCCGAGGCGTTCCTGACCTCCGTGCGCGAGGACCGGATGCCGGACATCGACTCGCATTCGGCCACCTCCCGCCGACTCAAGCGGCTCCACCCCGAGCTGGTCGACCGGACAGCACCTGTGCCCATCACGATCCTCCGCCAGCACCAGACGGCGAAGCGGCTCAAGAAGGCCGCCGAGGACCGGATGCGGCTCGCCGAGAACAGGGTCCGCGCGCTCGCCGGCCCCGCAGCCACGATCGCCGCCGTCGGCGACGGCGGCCAGGTGCTCAAGACGTTCAGCCACACCCGCAGCGACATCAAGGAGCGCACGCAGGTCGTGCGCGCCCACTCCAGAGACCTCATCAACTTCCCCCGGAAAGACGTGTGACCATGACGCAGACCATCGGCCAGGCCGTCGCCACCCGCGACAACACCCCCGCCGCACTCATCAGGCAGTACAGCAACGACTTCAAGACGGTGCTGCCCTCCCACGTCCGGCCCGACACCTGGGTCCGACTCGCTCAGGGTGCCCTCAAGAAGGGCAAGAAGGCCACGGACGGCCGCACCGAGCTCGAGGTGGCCGCAGCGAACAACCCTGGCGTGTTCCTCGCGGCCGTGCTCGACGCTGCCCGCCTCGGACTGGAGCCCGGGTCGGAGCAGTTCTACCTCACGCCCCGCAAGGTCAAGGGCCGGCTGGAGATCCTCGGCATCGTCGGCTACCAGGGCCACATCGAGCTGATGTACCGGGCCGGTGCGATCTCCTCGGTGGTCGCCGAGTGCGTCTACGAGAACGACGGCTTCGACTACCAGCCCGGCCGGGACCAGAAGCCGGTGCACACGATCGACTGGGACGCTGCGGACCGCGGGATGCTCCGGCTGGTCTACGCCTACGCGATCATGCGGGACCGAGCGGTGTCCAAGGTGATCGTGCTCAACCGTGCGGCTATCAACAAGATCAAGGCGTCCTCGCAGGGGTCGGACTCGGAGTACTCCCCGTGGAAGAACCACGAGCACGCCATGTGGCTCAAGTCGGCGGTCCGCCAGCTGCAGAAGTGGGTGCCCACCTCGGCCGAGTACCGCGACGCGCTCCGGTCCGATGCGGTCGAGGTGCAGCGCGCCAGGGCCGAGGCCGAGCGCCCGACGTACGCCGGCGAGCCACTCCCGCACGTCGACACCGACACCGGCGAGATCCTCGAGGAGCCGGCCGAGGGCGAGATCGTCGACGCCGAGTACGACCCGACGACGGAGCCCGACTGGAACGGCGGCCAGTCATGAGCCGCTGGGGTGAGGCGCCGTACGACTTCGCGCGTGAGCGCCACGAGGCCGAGAACGACGAGCCCGACGGCCGCTGGGTCGCCGGGGACTACGTCGACCTCAACGACATCCCCGACCTGGCTGACCTGGAGTGGGACTGATGAGCGACTTTGAGTTCCAGGCTTGGCCCAAGATCGCTCGCCTGAACCGCGACATCACCATCACCGAGAAGATCGACGGCACCAACGCTGCGGTCCTCGTCGGGGACGATCTGTCTGTCGGCGCGCAGTCGCGGTCCCGGATCATCACGCCCGACACCGACAACTTCGGTTTCGCCCGCTGGGTGAGGGAGAACGCGGAGTCGCTCGCCGCGATTCTCGGCCCCGGCCGTCACTTCGGGGAGTGGTGGGGCGTAGGCATCCAACGCCGCTACGGCCTCACCGAGAAGCGGTTCTCGCTGTTCAACACCGCCCGCTACGGCACAACCGACTTCACCGAACTTCCGCAGGTCGGAGCCGTGCCCGTTCTCTACGAAGGCCCGTTCGAGCAGTACGCCGTACTCAGCGCACTACAGGACTTGCAGGACAACGGGTCTCACGCTGCACCGGGGTTCATGGACCCCGAGGGCGTCGTCGTGTTCCACAGCGCCGCTCAGCAGATGTTCAAGGTGACCATCAAGGGCGACGAGATGCCCAAGTCAGCGGAGCGTGCCGCATGACCCTCCGCCGCGCCCCGCGCGCCCTCATCCCCGGCCTGATCGGCCTGCTGTGGCGTCGCCCTGACGTCCGGCACGTCGGTGTCGCCGCGTACGTCGAGGAGGCAGTCCGATGGAACGCGTAGAGATGACCAACGAAGCCGCGCTCCGACTCCTGCGCGCCATGCTCGCAGCCGCCGAGACCGACGCACGCCACTACCGGGGTGCGTGGCTCAGCGCGAGGCGACGTGCGCATGGCCGTGCGGAGGCCGTCGAGGAGATCGACTCCGCTGTCACTGGTCGCGATCAGACGCCCCTGCCTGACTGGATCATGCTCCACGGCCTCAGCACGCAGGGCAGGCCGGGCACCTACTGGACCGCCCACTGCCTGCACGAGCCCTGCCCGACCGGGTTCTACGCGCAAGGCGGGCGGCAGCACGTCGAGGACGAGGCCGCACAGCACGTGCGGGCGAGCCACGGGAGCGAGACGTGAGCCCCCGCATCGGCTCCCTCTGTTCCGGCTACGGCGGCCTCGAGATGGGCGTCCAGGCCGTCTATGGCGGCTCCCTGGCATGGGTGTCGGACATCGACAAGGGTGCCTCCAAGATCCTCGCCCACCGCTACCCCGACGTGCCCAACATCGGCGACATGACCGCCGTCGACTGGTCGGCCGTCGAGCCCGTCGACATCCTCTGTGGTGGCACACCCTGCCAGGACCTGTCCCACGCCGGGAAGCGCGTCGGCATGACCGAGGGGACCCGCTCCAACCTGTGGGTTTCCATGCGTGAAGCCATCGCAGTCCTACGCCCGGCCGTCGTGGTCTGGGAGAACGTCCGGGGGGCGTACAGTGCCGCAGCCGATAGCGAGATGGAACCCTGCCCGGGATGTGTGGGAAGCCGACCGGGGCAACCTGTTCTGCGAGCACTTGGACGTGTACTCGGAGACCTTTCCGACCTCGGGTACGACTGTGGCTGGCACGGCCTACGCGCTGCCGACATCGGGGCGCCTCATGGACGGTTCCGAGTCTTCGTCGTTGCCCACACCGGTCGCACAAGAGCCCGGCGGGACACCAGAACAGTATCGAGCTCGGTGGGCGAAATCGGACGGCAGGAAGTCCACATTCCTACCGCTGTCGATGGCGGTCTCTTGCCTACCCCCCGTGCCACACGAGGTGGGTCAAACACCGAAACCGTAAGTCTCTTGCCTACTCCTCGCGCAACGGACGGCACCAAGGGTGGCCCCAACCAGCGCGGCTCATCCGGCGACCTGATGCTGCCCAGCGCCGTCAACATGCTCCCCCACATGCTCCCCACCCCGCAAGCCGCGACGATGCAGGCCAAGCACGGCAACGGCAACGGGCACGGGAAGTCACTCAGCATCGAGGCGCAACGGCTGTTGCCGACACCGAACGCCGGGGACGCCAAACAGGGTTACGTCAGCGCCGAGGACCACGAAGCCAAGCGAGCGCGCAAGGCCGAGCACGGCATCCACCTCCAGGACGACCTCCCGCAAGTGGTCACCACCGCAACCAACTGGGGCATCTACGCCGACGCCATCGCTCGCTGGGAGAGCCTGACCCGCCCCGCACCCGCGCCTACGCAGCCATCCAAGAAGGGCACACCGCAGCTCTCGCCGCGTTTCAGTGAGTGGCTCATGGGACTGCCCGCCGGATGGGTCACCGACGTCCCCGGCATCACCCGCAACGAGGCCCTCAAAGCACTCGGCAACGGGGTCGTGTGGCAGCAAGCAGAGGCTGCGCTCAGGTTCCTCGCCGCCATCCAGGAGCGTGCCGCATGAAGAGCCTCCTGCAGTTCCTCCACGACGTGGTCGCGAGCGCGCGCATCATGTTCGGCCGCACACCCCGCTGCTGCTTCTGCGGCGAGCGGCACGCCGACCTCGAGAGCCACATGAGGACCTCTCACGCCGGCGACATCGACCTACAGAGACGAGCGTGGAGATGAAGATTCGAGCACAGCGCGCCGAGCTGGCGCAGACGCTGACGTGGGTCACGTCAGCGATTTCCAAGCGGCCGGTGAACCCGGCCCTCGGCGGCATCCGACTGACGGCCACAGACGACCAGCTGCAGCTCCGCGCGTTCGGTGACTCCGTGGCGCACGAGATGCGTCTCGACGTGGAGGTCGGCGACGAGGGCGACTGCCTTGTCAACGGCCAGTTCCTCCGCGAGATCGTCAGCGCGCTCAAGGGCTCGGAGGTCGACCTGGACTACGACGACAGCGTGGGCCGGCTGACCATCTCGTCCGGCCGCGCGACGTACCGGGCCAGCGCGCTGACGCTGCAGGACTTCCCGCGACTGCCCGACTTCCCGACCGAGTGCGGGCGGGCGAGCGCCGAGGACTTCGCCGCGGCGGTGAGCGTCGTCAAGCACGCACCCGACGACGCCGGCGACTTCGACAACCTGCGCGGCATCCGGCTGGAGGGCGAGAGCGGTGGGATCGCCGTGGCCGGCCTCATGCCGCAGCGGATCGCGGCCACATCGCTGCCGTGGGCTCACCACCCCGCCGAGACGGACCTCCAGTGCCAGGTGCCCACGCTCGGGCTCGCGGCCGCCGTCAAGGGCATGTCCGGTGAGCTGACCATCGGCTACGACGACGGCAGGTTCGGCCTCCGCGACTCAGTGCGCGCCGTGACACTGGCCTGCTACGCCGAGGACTACCCGGCTTGGCGCGCAGCGATCCCCGACGCGACCGTGCCGGGCGTGACCTTCGATGTGGCGGTCGCCGACCTGCTGGACGCGCTCAAGCGCACCAGCCTGCTGGTCACGATGGAGACCGCCGTCGTGCTGACGGTCACCGCTGACGAGCTGGTCATCGACACCGACACCGAGGGCTCGGACGGGTCGGAAGGTGTCGCTATCGACGGCGTCACCGGCGAGGGAGCGGCGCGGCTCAACCCCCGGCTGATGGTCGACGCGCTGAGCACCATCCCTGGAGGCCGCGTCCGCATGCACATCCCCGACGCGCTGAACAAGGCCGTGACCATGCGGCCCCTCGACTACCCCCACACGACCTACGCCGTGGCGCGCAAGCCCGGCACGAAGGGACGATCATGAGCACGACGACTTCGAGCCGCACACTGGCACCGGTGGCCGAGGCTGTCACCCTCATGCCTCCCGCCGGCCACTCCTTCGCCGACCCGGCCGAGGATGGGTACGCCGAGGCCGTGCACGAGACGATGCGTGCTTGGCACAACGAGACTCACCCCGGCGCCTTCCAGTCGTGCACTGAGCAGCCGTGTGACGCGATCAAGAGACTGTCGTGACTCGATCCACGCCATACGAGTGCTTTCTGGCGACGAAGGTCGTCCGGACGAACGAGATCGGGCCCGAGATCTCGCTCGATCGGATCCACCCGCACCTGCACGACTGGCAGGCCGAGATCGTCCAGTGGGCAGTGCGTACCGGCCGCGCAGCCATCTGGGCGGACACCGGGCTCGGCAAGACCGTGATGCAGGTCGAGTGGCTCAAGCACGTCTCGGCGGAGGGCTACGGCCTCATCGTCGCCCCGCTGGCCGTCTGCCACCAGACCGTCCGGGAAGCCGCCACCGTCGATGTGCACGCCACCTACGTCCGCACGCCGGACCAGCTCGACGGCCCTGGCGTCTACGTCACCAACTACGAGATGGTCGAGCACTTCGACCCCTCCATGTTCCGCGCCGTCGTCCTCGACGAGGCGTCCATCCTCAAGCAGAGCGACGGCAAGACGCGGACCATGCTCATCCGGCACTTTGAGCCCGTGCCTTTTCGGCTCACATGCACCGCCACGCCGGCCCCCAACGATCCCGAGGAACTCACCAATCAGGCCGAGTTCCTCGGTCACCAGTCCCGCGTGCACATGCTCGCCGCCTACTTCATCCACGACGACCAGGGCTGGCGGCTCAAGGGTCACGCGCGGGCCCCGATGTACCGGTGGATGAGCACCTGGGCTGTCGCCCTCCGTCGCCCGTCCGATCTTGGCTACCCCGACGACGGTTACCAACTTCCTGGGCTCGAGATCATCCCCGAGCTGGTCGACGTCGAGATCGAGCCAGAGGACGGCAACCTGTTCGGCGTCAAGCTCGGCGGGGTCAATGGGCGCTCGAAGATGCGCAAGCTGACGCTGTCGGCTCGGTGCGAGCGGGCGGCCGAGCTGGTAGCAGCCGAGCCTGACGAGCCCTGGCTGCTGTGGTGCGGACTGAACGCCGAGGCCGAGGAGCTCGCACGGCTCATTCCCGACTCGGTCAACGTGTCGGGCTCGTGGTCGCCCGAGGCCAAGGCTGAGGCCCTGCTCGACTTCGCTGACGGCAAGATCACTCGCCTCATCACCAAGCCCAGCATCGCCGCGTTCGGCCTCAACTGGCAGCACTGCGCCCGCATGGCGTTCGTCGGCCTGTCCGACTCCTATGAGGCCTACTACCAGGCCATCCGGCGCTGCTACCGCTACGGGCAGCGGCGAGTCGTTCACGCGCACGTGATCCTGTCCAGCGCCGAGCGACAGATCGCCGGCAACATCGCCCGCAAGGAACGCGAGGCGGGCTCCATCACCACCGCGCTGGTCGCCGAGATGCGCCGCGCCCGAGAGGACCGGACGTGACTGAGGAATGGCGCCCGGTGGTTGGGTTTGAGGGTCGGTACGAAGTGAGCAGTCAGGGCCGCGTGGCAAGCCTCCCGACTCCGAAGTGGCCCACTCGGCGCATCCTGGCGCTCGTGTGCCGGAAGCGCGACGGGTACATCGTTGCCTCGCTGTGGGCTAACGGGCACCAGGTCAACCGGAAGGTTCACCAGTTGGTCTGCGAGGCATTCAATGGTGCCCGCCCGGAGGGTGCGATTACCCGCCACCTGGACGGCGATCGTACGAACAACGTCCCAGAGAACCTTGCGTGGGGAACGTGCACCGAGAACAACCTCGACGCGGTCACTCATGGCACCCACTGGGCCGCGCGCAAAGCGGTCTGCAAGCACGGTCATTCACTGGCCGGCGAGAACCTGTACATCAACGCGACGAGCGGTAACCGCCAATGCCGGACCTGTCTCAAGCGTGCCCGTGATGACTACTCAGCCAGAAAGGCATCCGCATGAACGCCGCGACCGACCCTTACGTCACCGACGATGCTCACGGGAAGATGTGGCGCCTCATGCTGGGGGACAGTTGCGAGCGCCTCGCAGAGTTGCCGGACGAGTCGGTGGATCTGAGCGTGATGAGCCCCCCGTTCGCAAGCCTCTTCACCTACTCACCGTCGGTCCGCGACTTGGGCAACAGCGCCACTCGGGACGACTTTCTTCGTCACTACGGCTACATCATCCGCGAGAACCTGCGGGTCACGAAGCCCGGCCGCATCGCCTGCGTTCACGTCCAGCAGCTCACCACCACCAAGGTCACGCACGGCTACACCGGCCTGACCGACTTCCGCGGCGACGTCATCCGCGCCTACGTCGACAACGGCTGGTACTTCCACGGCGAGATCACCGTGAACAAGGACCCGCAGGCGCAGGCCATCCGTACCAAGGCGCACGCGCTCACGTTCGCCACCAAGAACCGCGACAGCGCTGGCACGCGGCCCGCACTGGCCGACTACCTGCTGCTGTTCCGCAAGCCCGGCGACAACGCCGTCCCGATCAAGAACGACGTCAGCAACGACGAGTGGATCGACTGGGCTCAGCCGGTGTGGTGGGACATACGCGAGACCCGCACCCTCAACGTCAAGGTCGCGCGGGAGGACGCCGACGAGCGCCACATCTGCCCGCTGCAGCTCGACTTCATCGAGCGGTGCGTGCGCCTGTGGTCGAATCCCGGCGAGGTCGTCCTGAGCCCCTTCGCAGGCATCGGGTCAGAGGTCTACACCGCCCGCAAGCTCGGCCGCTACGGCCTCGGTTGCGAGCTCAAGCCGTCCTACTGGCAGACCGCCGTTGACAACCTCCGGCGCCTCGATGCCGAGATGGACGCGCCGACGATCTTCGATGAGGTGCCCGCATGACGCTGACCCTCACGCTCCCCGCCGTCGACACCCCCCTCACAGCCAACCAGCGCCTCGACCGGCACGACCGCGCCAGGATCACCAAGAACTGGCGCCTCATGGCCGCGCTGCAGGCCCGGAAAGCGGCACCGATGCAGCACGCGCACGCCACGTTCTACGTCTCCCACGGCGACGCGCACCGCCGGAAGCGCGACGTCGCGAACTGGTCTCCGACAGCCAAGGCGGCGATCGACGGGTGCACCGACGCCGGAGTCCTCCCCGGCGACGACGACCGCTACATCGTCGGCCCAGACCCGCGCCTCGGCCCCGTCACGGACAGCTTCGTCCTGACGCTGGTGCTCGATGACCACTGTGGCTGCCGAGAGTGCGTGGCGCGGTTCGGGACGGATGGTGCGGCGTGACACGACGCACACACGCCTGCCTCGGATGCTTCGACTCGGAGAGCCGGATCACTGGGTTCTTCAGCCCGAAGAACCGGCGGACCCGGCACAAGGACCAGGTCTGCTCATGGTGCCGCCGTCGCGGCGTTTACATGCGCGACGGCCACCTGCACGTCCCGATCGAGATCAACTGGCGAGGAGGGCGAGCCGCATGACCCCCAACCCCGAGCCGTGGATGCAGCAGGCCGCCTGCACGACGTCCGACCCTGAGCTGTTCTTCACCGATCAGATGGGCCGTCACACCGAGGGCTGGCGGCATCCGGCCGCCGCTGTCTGCGCGACCTGCCCGGTCACCGTCGAGTGCCTGGCGTACGCGCTGCGGATCGAAGGCGACGTCAGCATATGGGGGCGCCACGGTGTCTACGGCGGGCTCACACCGAACCAGCGGATCCGGCTCGTGCGCGAGAAGGCGATTGTTGCAGCCTCACAAGAACACCCCGCGAGATGGAGATCCGCATGAGCTACGAGAAGGCGTGCGAGGTCATCTGCGCAGTCGCCGACCGCGACCGGGAGGCCGTGAACGTGGCGATTGGCAACCTGGACCGTGCGACCCTGCAATCCCTCACGGTCATGCTCGCCGCGATGGTGCCCGCCGAGACCGGCCGCACGCCGGCGTCGGTGCTCAAGGCGCGGGCCGCGCACCTGCAGATGACCGCCGACCTCGAGGCTCCTAGCGATCTCGCTGTCGCCGCCGACCATGTGTCCGCGATGTGCGGCATCTCCCTTGAAGCGCTCTATGGGCCCTCCCGCAACCAGGCCGTGACCGAGGCTCGGCAGGTGCTCTGCTGGGTCGCCAGGACCGCCCTGGGCCTCTCCCTCTCCACCATCGGGCGGCATGTCGGACGAGACCACACCACCGTGCTGCACGCCGTGCGTCGGGTGACTAACGACGCTGGGATGCGCGCGAAGGCATCGATCGTCGTGCAGTTGCTCGGCGCGGACTCCGAAACCGTCGCTGTCGGTCGGGACAGTGTCGCCATGACATCGACCAAGGCGGTTGCCTGATGGCCCGCATCCGCACGATCAAGCCGTCGTTCTGGGCGGACCTGGCAGTCGCCTCGTTGCGTCGCGATGCCCGACTGATGGCCATCGGACTGATCTCTTTCGCCGATGACGAGGGCCGTTTCCTCGCGTCCGCCAGTGCCATCGCCGGCTACGTCTTCCCCCACGACGAACTGCCTCCGAAGGTCATCCGGCAGTGGCGCGACGAGATCGACAAGTCGGGTCTCATCGGGTTGTACGTTGTCGATGGACTGGAGTTCGGGTGGTGGCCGAACTGGACCAAGCACCAGAAGATCAACCGACCTGCAGCGTCGCTATACCCATCGCCGCCGGGGGCCGCGATTCACGGATCATTCACTGAGTCATCACGGAGCGCTCAATGAGCGATCACGGAACGCCTCACGAATCCTGCACGAGTCGTTCACGCCCTCGCGCGCAGGCCCGCGTAGCGCGGGATGCGCGTCGCGTTGGAGACAGGAGACAGGAGACAGGAGTACTCGCTGCCGCTATCTGGTCTGTGGTTGCTGTGGTTGCTGTGGTCGAGACCTGCATGCATCGAAAGTCTCTTACCGGCCAGCCAGGATGCATGCGCTCCGCAGATTCGAGGCCGTCATGCCGCTGACCGAACGGCAAGCCTGGGCCATCGCCCACCTCGTCCACGAGATCCGACCAGCCTGGGATGCGGCCGGCGTCGTCAAGCAGCTCGCCAACCTCGTGCACCGTCGACCGTCCGACGTCGCCCTCGCCTGCATCCGAGCCGCCGCAGACCCCGGCGCGAAGACGCCCGGCGTCATCCCGACACCCGGGCCGCACTGGGCCGAAGGGCTCGTCTACGAGCCGTCACGGCCACCGCGTGGACCCGAGGAGTGCTCGCTGCACATCGGCCAGTGGGCCGAGAACTGCCACTCCTGCCGAGCCGACGCACTCGCCGGCGATCGCACCTTGCTCGCCGACCGCCGCCGGCCGGATCGAACCGACCAACTCGCCGAGCTGCGCCGCATCCACGCCGAGACGAAGGCGATCGCCTGCCGCCACGGGATCGACCGAGCTCGGGCCAGCTGCCACGAGTGCGACCGCCCAACTCCAGTGACGAAGGAGAATCGATGACCACGCCCCCGGCCCTGGTAGCCGAAACCCGAGAAGCGCTGGCGAAGGCCGAGTGTGCGTGCGGCCATTTCGCCTCCTGGCACACTCGCACGGGTTGCCATGCCGGGGCCGTTCGACAACGGTGCGCCGTGGACCGCGGAGATGTGCTGCCTGCCATGCCGGATTCGCGCCGCTCTCACCCCGAAGGGACCAGCCGATGAGTGACGTGCTGTTCGAGGCCGAAGGGCAGGCGGCGACGGCGGACATCTCAGCGTGCGGGCGATACCGCTACCACCTGACCCGCACCTGGGACCAGGAGCGGCCGAATCTCACGTTCATCATGTGCAACCCGTCGATCGCGGACGCCCTCATCGTGGACCCGACCATCACCCGCTGCATCGGATTCGCCACCCGGTTCGGGTACGGCGGCATCACCGTCGTCAACGCCTACGCCTGGCGCGCAACGAAGCCCGCTGACCTGTGGGCCGCCCACCGAGCCGGAGCGGACATCGTCGGCCCTGAGAACGACACCTACCTGACGGGGGAGCTGGAGCGAGCGGCCACTGCGGTGGTCCCCGTGGTGGCCGCGTGGGGTGCTCACCCGAAGCCAGATCGGGTCGCGCAGGTGCTCGCCTTGCCCCATGCGGACGGTCTTCGGTCGCTCGGGGTGACCCGCAGCGGACAGCCGAGGCACCCGCTCATGCTGCGATCGGACACACCGCTGACGCCCTGGCCGCAGGAGGTCCTCCGATGAGTGACGTGCCGACGCTGGGCGACCGGGAGCGGATCGCGCGGGTGCTGTGGGGGCACCAGATGGTCGACCGACCTGACCGGGTCTGCTGCTGCGGCTGGGACGTCCCAGCGCGCTACTGGTCGGTAAGGGTCGGCCGGTTCGTGAATCACCAGGCCGCCGCCGTGCTCGCTGTGCTGCCGTCGCCCGCCGTGTACGTCCGCGCCCTGGCCGACGACGAGGAACTGGTCGAGCGGACCTGCGAGACGTACCGAGCGCTGACCGGCATGAACTACCCGTTGCCTCGCGTCATCGCGGCGATGATCCGCGCTCTCGCCGCTGCTCTCCCCACCGAAAGGACCGACCGATGATCAGCTACCCCCTACCCTGTCCTCATTGCGGCGAGGTCATCGACAGCGAAGATTCCATGAGCGACACCAGGGCCGACCTCGACTCCCACCTGCTCAGGAGCCACGCCGACCTGCCGGACCCGACGCATGATCCTCGGTTCGACCGGTGACCACCCCGGACCTGACCCCGGAGCAGCGGTCCCTGTCTGAGTTCGTCGGTCGTCTGCGTTCGGGAGAGACGCCCATGTCGAACGAGGATGCCGTCGCCTTCATCGAGACTGTTGCGGGATGGGCGCCCCGAAGCGTCGTGGCCCGCATGGTCGCGGAGGCTGAGCGGCGGGGGGCTGATCGGGCGCTACGTGAGACTGCCGACGCCTGGCAGTTCGGCGGGTGGACCGAGCTGACAGCGGTCAAGGTGGGGGCTGGGATCCCGGCGCTTGCCTACGGGCAAGCCGTGACCGACTGGCTGCGCGCCCGCGCTGCCCCGGCTCAGGTCACCACCCCCGAGAGGACAGCCGAGTGACCGAGGATCACACCGCACCGTCCGAGGTCACACGGGTGGCCCAGGATCTGAGCACCATCGTGGAGCTGGCCGCCCACCTCGACGACCAGGCCGAGCACCTGGCCAACGATCGGGACTACCTCCCGGGCGGCATGGCCATGGTGGCCCTCGCGCCCGTGGCCAATCTCGAGGCGTGGCAGTACCGGGTCGACACCGTGATGCGCGCGGCGTACGACGCCGGCACAACGCCGCCTGAGATCGACGACACCGACGAGGACTACGAGCCGCCGCTGCAGACCCTGCTGTTCTGGTCCGAGCAGTGGCGGGTCGAGCACGGCCGCGAGATCGACCGCCGTCCCACCGTGGCCAGCGAGGCCGCCTTCATCCGCGAGTGTCTGGACTGGGCTTGGGCCAACGAGCCGCAGTTCGCGGACTTCGCCGAGGACGTGAGCAAGGCCCGGGTCCGGCTCGAGAACGTGCTGCTCGCGGGCAAGCGCAGCCAGCACGGGGTGCAGTGCTTCGACTGCCAGGTCGACCTGGTCCGCGACTCACGGGACCCGAAGGCCATCCACCACTGCACGGGACACGACGGCGTCTGCACCATCCCGCACCGCTTCTGTCCGCACGACCGAGGCGGGCTGAGCGACGAGTGGCGTTGCCCGTCGTGCGACCGCAAGTACGACGTCGAGGCCTACCGCCGTGCTGTCGGCCATGCCCACTTCGTGCACGCCGACTTCCTACCGCTGGTCGAGTGTGCCGAGAGGACGGGAGCTCGGGGCGGAACGATCAAGGTGTGGGCCAACCGAGGTCAGGTACGTCGTCGCAAGGACCAGGCGACGGGTCGGGTGACGTACTGCGTCGCGGACATCGAGGCGCGCTTGCCAGACGAGGGCGTTGCGTCGTGAACTACAGCCGTGTAACTTAGGGCCGTAACCGTCATGCCCACACTCAGGGGTCTGGCGGTTCCTGCATACCTGGGAGGTGTGCGATGCCCGCACTCCCCACCCTGGAGCTGACCGTCATCAGCGGTGACAGCACGCGGGTCGAGGTCGAGGAAGCGCTGACCGAGATCAACGCACGCGCCAAGCGGGTGCAGACCCGTGACGGGCTGAGCCGGTTGAACCCCGAGCACGCCCGGCTGCACGCGTTCCTCGACTACCTGCTGCGGCTGTGGGAGGCAGCGACGTGACCTACTCGCCCGGTAAGAAGGACTGCACCAGCAACGATGGGCAGCACGACTTCGCTGAGGCCATCATTGGCCGGGAGGACGCGGACGGTGTACTCAAGGACGGCATGAAGGTGATGCTGCCCTGCAAGTTCTGCCACATGGGCGCGCTCGAACAGCTCAACGAGATGGGCTACTACCTCGAGGAGACGCAGCGCGCGTTCACTCGGCTGTTCGCCCATCGGTCGGTGGCGCTGTACCACTGGGCACCATCGGCCAGGCGCAAGCAGATCAACAGGTACGGGCTGCGACCAGGGCAGCGACCCACCACGCATGCGGGTACCAACTGGCGCGCCACCTGGGTGTGCTTCGCTGACACCCCATCATGGGCGTGGGCACTGTCCGGTGGGCAAGAGAGCGCCCCCGCTGGTGAGTGGGACCTGTGGCAGACATACACCGACCGCCTGACCGACGCACTGATCCTGCCCTCGATCGAAGGCAACGGAGTGCACGAGGTGCGCACCGAGCACCGCGTCTACAAGAGGGACCTGTGGCTAGCAGCAGGTCGGGTCAAGCCATGACCGCCACACTCTGCTCGTGCATCAGAGTCGAGCAGGTCGACACCGACTGGCCGCACCCCATCGCGTACGCAGACCCCGAGTGCGAGTGGCACGGCGAGCAGCCGACGCACCTGGTGCTGGGCACCGAGTAGCGATGGCCACCCGGCACGTCACCATCAACGGGCGACGGGTCATCGACCCGCGACAGACCCGGGCGTGGCGGCGACTGCGCGACCAGGTTGTGAGCGAGGAGCCCACGTGCCGGCTCGGGTTCCCTGGCATCTGCACCACAGTCAGCACCACTGCCGACCACGTCAGGCCCGTGGTCACGCACCCCGAGCTCGCACTCGAGCGCAGCAACTGCCGCGGTGCCTGCAAGTCGTGCAACGAGGCGCGGCGCACTGTGCCTGATGAGTCGCTGAGGCTCGGGGGCAATGTGACGACGCTGACGACCACGAGGGCATGGCGGGTGGGGGGAGTCCCCTCCCCGGGCCCGGCTGACTAGCGGCGAGCAAGCTCGCCGCCATATCCCCCCGAGCATCGATCCGGCGCTCATCACTGTCCGTCGAGTCCGGATGTCAAGCGCTCCGGGCCAGTTTCCTCGACGGATCTCGGAGGCGGCGATGGCTTCCTGCAAGGCGTGCGCTGCGGGTCGCCTGTGCCTCAAGCACTCGGCTGGCGTGGTGACCTCGAGCCTCGGTTCGACGCTCAAGCCCGGGGAGTCCATCACCGTCACGAGCTCGAATCAGCCCGGCGAGTCGGTGACAGTCTCCGCTCCTGAGGACGACTCGCACCCTGGCGGTCTCCACCCGCGCGGCCGCTCGCTATGGGCCGCGCTCGGCCAGTCGCTCGACACCCCCGCTGGCCAGCTGGCGCTCGAGGCGTGCCGAACTGCGGACCGTCTCGACGAGCTCGACTCGGTCATCGCCGGCAAGGGCGTGCTGAACTTGCTGCAGTTCCGGACCCGGGACCGCTCATGGTGGGACTCCGATGGTGACGAGCACGTGCACATCGAGGTCGGCTTCCAGAGCGTGCTGGCCGAGGCGCGCCAGCAGCAGATGGCGTTCAAGGCGCTGTTGACCGAACTGGGCCTAGATGTCGTAAAGGCCGGGCCTGAGAAGAAGGGCACGGCACTCGATGAGCTTGCGAAGCGGCGGACTGGTCGGGCACCAGGCCCCGCGAGTGCGCGTCGCGCCGCGAAGCCGAGCGACTGACGGGGATGACGCTGCCTTCCTGTCGAACGCCTACGGTCTGACCCCAGACGAATGGCAAACCCTAGTCGTCGACGACTGGCTGGCCACCCGCAGGGACGGCAAGTGGGCGAGCTCGCGCTGCGGCCTGAGTGTCCCTCGGCAGAACGGCAAGAACGGCGCGCTCGAGGTGGTCGAGCTCTACAAGATGGTCATGCTCGGCCGCCGGATCCTGCACACCGCGCACGAGGTGAAGACCGCTCGCAAGGCCTTCTTGCGTCTCACTAGCTTCTTCGAGAACGAGCGAAAGTACCCCGAGCTGGCCGCGCTGGTCGCCGACATCCGCCGCACCAACGGCCAAGAGGCGATCGTGCTCGCCAACGGTGGTTCGTGCGAGTTCATAGCCCGGTCGAAGGGCTCGGGGCGCGGCTTTACGGTGGACGACCTGGTGCTCGACGAGGCGCAAGAGTTGGACGACTTCGCGTACGCCGCGCTGCTCCCGACGATCTCGGCAGCACCGTCCGGCAACCCGCAGCAGATCGTGACGGGGACACCACCGGGCAGTCGCGACAACGGCGAGGTCTTCACGCGGCTGCGCGACGACGCGCTGAGCGGGAAGTCGACGCGCACCTCGTGGCTCGAGTGGTCGGCCGACGTGACGCCGGACCTTGATGACCGTGGACAGTGGGCCAAGTCGAATCCTGCACTCGGCGTGCGGCTCGACCTGGAGACGGTGGCCGACGAGCGCGCCGCGATGGACGACGCGACGTTCGCCCGAGAGCGGCTCGGCATGTGGGCGCCGGCGCGGCGTTCGTCGGCGGTCGTCCCGGCCAATGTGTGGAACGACCTCAAGGCGAGCGACCCGCCGGCGCAGGACGTCCCGCCGAGCGCGCTGGCTGCGGACATGTCGCACGGCCGAGTGGTCGCCATCGCCGGCTGCTGGCTCGACGAGGACCGCCCGTACGTGGAGCTCCTCGCACTGGATGCCGTCGATGACACCACGGATGCAGTGAGCTGGCTCGCGAAGCGTGCTGGCCGCCGGATCCCGGTGGTCATCGACGCTGACAGCCCGGCCGCCTCGATGGTCCCGGAGCTGAAGGCGCTCAAAGTGAAGGTGATCGTCGCCGCCGTCCCGGACGTCGGGAAGGCGTGCGGGGGCTGGCTTGATGACGTGCTCGAGCGGCGTCTGACCCACGCTGGGCAGTCCCAGGTCGATGACGCCCTGGCGATGGCTAAGAAGCGCCTGGTCGGCAACGCCGGCCGGTGGGTGTGGGACGGATCAGACCCGACGAAGAACGTGGCCCCACTGCGGGCGGTGACCCTGGCGCGGTACGGCGCGGTCGTGACCAAGAAGAGAGCGCGGTCCAGCGCCAACAGCGGGAAGGTCGTGGTGCTCTCGTGACCGTGCTTCCCCTCGAGGCACCTGCCTTCCTCACGCTGCAGAACCTCTCGGACGACGAGGAGCAGCGCCGGCTGCGGTTGATCTCGCAGTTGCGCCGCGCTCAGCTGGCGAATCAGCGTCAAGAGTCGTTCTACGAGGGATCACGCAAGGTCCGTGACCTCGGCATCGCGATCCCTCCGCACCTCCGCGACGTGGAGGCGGTCGCGGCCGCTCCGGAGATCGTCGTCGACGTGATCGACGAGCGGATGGACTGGCGCGGATGGTCTGCCGACACTGACCTCGATCTGACCGCCGTGTACGACGAGAACCATCTGGCCATCGAGGTCGGCCAGGCGACGCTCGACGCGCTGATCTGCGGGCTCTCCTACCTGAGCGTCGGGACAGGTGACGATGACGAGCCGGACGTCTTGGTGAAGGCCGAGTCTCCGTCGCGGATGACGGCCACCTGGGACCCGCGCCTGCGCCGCGCCAGTGAGGCGATGGCCGAGCTGTACGACGAGCGTGGTCGCCTCTACGGATGGCGGACCTACGTACCGGGTGAGACGACCACCGTCGAGCGGCGCAACGGCCGCCTGTTGGTGACCGACCGCGACGATCACGGTCGTGACCGCATCCCTGTCGCTGTGCTGCTCAACCGTCCCAGGGCGTCGCGAACGACGGGCCGCTCCGAGATCACTCGGGCCGTCCGGTCGCTGACCGAGTCGATGATGCGGACGCTGCTCGGCATGGAAGTCGCCCGAGAGTTCTACGGGGCACCACAGCGCTACCTGATGGGTGCCGACGAGTCGATGTTCGTCGACGAGAACGGCAAGCGGGTCAGCCAGTGGACGGCGATGATCGGGCGAATCCTGATGGCTCCGCGCGACGAGAACGACCAACTTCCCACCGCCGGTGAGTTCAACCAGTCGTCGCCGGTGCCGTTCACCGAGCTGCTCAAGACCTACTCGCAGATGATCTCGGCGGCCACCGGCATCCCCGCGACGCACCTCGGCTTCACGACTGACAACCCGGCCTCAGCAGACGCAATCCAGCGGGCCGACATGCGCCTGGACAAGCGCGCTGTCCGCCGGCAGAACCAGTACGACCTCGGCCTGGTCGAGCTCGGCAACCTGTCTGTGCTCTGGCGTGACGGCGAGCTCCCCAAGCCGCAGTCGGTCAAGTCGCTGTGGGTGGACCCTGGCGCTCCAAGCCCGGCCGCCCGCGCGGACCGCGCGGTCAAGATGATCTCCGCCAAGGTCCTGGACCCGACGTGGGACTTCACGCTCGAGCAGTTCGGCCTCTCCGATGACGAGATCAAGCGCGTCAAGGACGAGCGGGCACGGAAGCCGCTTGCACCTGCCGCACCCGTGCCGACCGGCCCCTGACCCTCCACAGATCTTCCCGACGACGCGAGGTTGTCGGGCTGGCAGCGATCCCGCGATGGGTGAGCGCCGACCGAAAGGGAACCCCGTGAAGCGAACCACCCTCACCGCCCAGCAGGCCGTGTGGCTCTCCGAGGTGTTCGACCGCAACCGGCGCCTCTACGGAGGGTTTCGCATGGAGGACGCGCCGGCCGACAAGGGCGCGGGTGACGGCTCCGACAAGCCCGATGCCGACAAGGCCTCGGGTCAGGACGGCGACAAGCCGGGCGGCGATCAGGCGCTCGGTGAAGGCGGCAAGAAGGCCCTCGATGCGGAGCGCGACGCTCGCAAGGTGGCCGAGGACCAGGTGAAGGCGCTCAAGGGCGAGTTCGACGGGTTCAAGTCGGCGCTCACCGAGGCGCTGGGGATCAAGACGAAGGACGGCGACGGACAGCAGGACGCCCTGACCGCCGTGCAGCAGCAGCTCGCGGCGATCCAGCGCGAGTCAGCGGTGCTCAAGCTCGCGAACGAGCACAAGATCACCGACAGCAGCGACATGGAGATCCTCGCGACCGCGAAGGACGCGGACTCCATGAAGAAGTTGGCCGAGCGACTCGCGCCAAAGGAGCAGGAGCAGGACCGCGACGCGAGGTCGCGGCGCCCCAAGCCGGACAGCGCCCAGGGCGGTACCGGCAAGAACGGCCGAACCGGCGGCGGAAGCGTCGCGCAGGTCATGGCCGACCGTGCCGCCGCTCGCGCGGCAAAGAACCCAGCCTGAATCCCACCCGTCCCGAAAGGACACCACCATGCCTGGTCTCAAGACCACCACGTACGGCACCGGTGACTACTCCTGGATGCTCAACACCGATGGCCTCGACGAGGCTGTCACTGGTGTCCTGGACGTCAGCACCTTCACTGCCGGCACGCACTTCCCGAACGGATACTTCCCGTCCGGCCTCCCGGTCCGCGTCGACGACCGCGACGTGATCCGTCCCTGGACGGACACCGCGGGCGCTCGCCTCGGCTTCCTCAAGGGCGACTGGAAGACCGATGGCGTCGAGGACGTCAACTGTGCCGTGGTCGTCCGCGGCAACGTCAAGACCGCGAAGCTGCCGATCGCGCTCACCGTCCCCACGACTGCGCCGCAGCCGCAGTTCGCGTTCTGGAGCTGATCATCATGGCACTGTGGACTGACCTCATCGACCCCGTCGAGGCGACGGGCATCGCGCGTGACGAGCAGTACCTCATCGAGCAGCAGCGCGGCGGCACACTCGCCCGCTACCTGCCGAACGTCGTGGTCGACTCCGACCACGTCAAGTTCTACCCCGGCGTCAACGGCCTGGTCGACGCGGCCCGCTACCGCGCGTTCAACGCCCCCCCGGAGATCGGGAAGGGTCAGGGCGCCAAGTCGTCCACCATCGACCTGCCCGCGATCTCTCGGAACGAGCCGGTCGACGAGCTGACCCAGAAGGAGCTGGCCCGCCTCTCCGACGAGCGGGTCCGCAAGAGCATCGAGTCGGCGATCCGCCGGAACGTGCAGGCCATCTCCATGCGGCAGGAGCTGGCCCGCGGCAAGGTCATCGACGCCGGCGCGCTGGTCGTGGACGAGGACAACTTCCTCATCAACGACGTGTTCGGCCGTGACGGCTCCCTGAGCGTCTCGGCGGGCACCGGCAACTGGTGGGCGGACGCGGCGGTCGACCGCCTGACCTCCCTATCCACCTGGCAGGACGTGTACGCCTCCTTCAACAACGGCTCCGCGCCCGGCCGCATGGTGTTCGGCAGCCGGGCGGCGTTCAACGCCTACATGGCCGGCAACCAGTTCAAGACCAACGTCGGCTCGTCCTCCTCGCGCCCGCCTCTGCGTGCCGAGGTCGAGGCCTACACGAGCTCCGCCGGCCTGCCCGACCTCGAGGTCTACGAGCGCCGGGTCTCCGTCGAGGGCACACTGACGCCGGTGCTGAACGCGAAGAAGGTGTACTTCCTGCCCGAGCCGACCGACCCGAACAACGAGGACGGCTCGCTGCTCGGGGCCACCTACTGGGGGCGCACCGTCTCTGCCGGATTCGCCTCGTGGGGCATCGAGCCCGACGAGCAGCCCGGCATCGTCTGCGGCGTCTTCAAGGAGGAGCGCGTCGGCGCATCGGTGGAGGTGCAGGGCGACTCCATCGGCGAGCCGGTGCTGGCCGGCCCCAACGCCTCCATGGCGATCCAGGTGCTGGCGTGACCGCCAGCGTGATGCGGTACACCGTCATCGTTCTCCACTCGGAGACGAACCAGCCGGTGGCCCTGCTGGCGGACGAGCCGGTCCCGGACTGGGCCTCGGACCTGGTGCACGCCGACGACCTGGTGTCGGCCGGTGGCGAGGCAGACGAGGGCTACTCGTCCATGAAGGTCGACGCCCTCAAGGCCGAGATCGCCACGCGGAACGAGGGACGCGACGAAGCCGACCAGCTCTCCGGCGAGGGCAAGAAGGCCGACCTGATCGCGGTTCTCGAAGCCGACGACGAGAAGTAGGACGGGAGGGGCGCCATGCCGGACGTCTACGCGACACATCAGGACGTTGCCGACCGCTGGCGCCCCCTCACCTCCTCCGAGAAGCCGAAGGTCATCACCCTGCTGCTCGACGCGTCCCTGCGGGTCCGGCGACGGTTCCCGACCCTTGAGGCCCGGCTGACCTCGGGTGAGCTGGACCCCCGCGAGGTCACCGCAGTGGTGGCCGGGATGGTCAAGCGGGCGATGCTGTCCGGCGGCGCCGAGGGGGTCACCCAGTACGCCAACACCGGTGGCCCGTTCACGGAGTCGCGGACCTACGCGAACCCGGCGGGCAGCCTGGAGTTCACCGCAGACGATCTTGCGGTGCTGTCCGAGAGCGGCACCTCGCGGCGGGCGTTCTCGGTGGACCTGACTCCGCAGCCTGCGGTCCCGTACCGCCGAGACTGCTGATGCCGGTCCCTCCACAGTGGCTCGTGCACAGGGCCGGGGTCGAGGTCTACGACAGCACTACGGGCGAGTTCGCCCCCGAGGTGGAGGTGCCCTGCTTCTTCCTCAAGCAGGTGACGAGCCGCTACCGCGACACCGACGGCTCCGAGTCCGTCGCTGACGCCACACTGCACCTGGATCCCGGCGACCCCATCCCCACAGGCTCGCGGGTCACGGTGAACGGCTACGGCGGCAAGGTCGTCGCCGTCACCGAGCTTGACGACGGCGGCATCACCGGCCTCGCCCACCGCGAGCTCCTACTGAGGGTGTGGCCGCTGTGAGCGTTCTGACCGTCACGCTGGACACGGGTGAGGTGCAACTGCTGGCCGTGCGTCTGGCGGCTGCTGGTGGCGCCGTGGGAGCACCTGCCGCCGCTGCAGTGCGCAAGACAGCCAAGGCGATCGAGGCCACCATGAAGGGCAACGCCCCGAAGCTCTCTGGTGAGCTGGCAGGCTCGATCTCGACCAGCTACTCCGGTGACGGTCGCTTCGCATCCTTCAGCGCCGAGATCGGCCCGACCGCGCGGTACGGCGAGTACGTCGAGGACGGCACCTCGGTCATGTCTGGCCAGCC